CTTCCTTGGTGACCCTGTCGCCGGCAGGGTGTATCGCCCCGGCGACAGGGTCACCAAGGAAGAGGCCATCTTCCTCAAGGCGGCCGGTCTGCTCAACGATGTACGGATCCCGTCCGATGGTAAAATGTCGCGACGGGCGAGGAATCAGGTGAGGATCCATGGCTAAGATCACCAAGGAGCAGAAGCGCGCTGCTCGCAACATGCTCCGCACCCAGCGGTACAACGCGGGTTCGACCGCCGGGCAACTCAGCCGTGATGTGTCGAACCTGGACATGGCCGACCGCCAGAACCGGGCCAACACCGATGTCACGCTCGGCGCGAACTCGAAGCAGAGTGAGGCCGACCGCTTCGCCCAGGCCCTGAAGCTCCAGGGTTCGGCTTCCAGGCTCAACGACGAGAGCGGCATCGCCATGCAGGGCAGCCAGCTCGGCGGCGTGCAGCAGATGCTCGGCCAGCGTAACGCCATGGATTCCGCCGAGACGCTGACCACGCTGGGCGGCAACCAGCAGGCCGCCTATGCGGCGCTGGACGACGCGCTCGGTGAGAACAGGATCAAGAAGCGCGAGCTGTATAGCAACGCCGCTTTCCAGACGAGGAACCTCGAAGCCGACGCCTTCGCGCAGCTCAACACGATCAACCCGAGACTGGCGAGGGCGTGGGCCAAGAAGGGGCCGGGGAGAGGCAAGACCAACTTCGGCTCAGGCCGCTACGTCGACAGGTTCTCACAGATCAGGCAGAACACCCCTACCGTCCAGGGCTACTACACCACGGACGACACGATGCGGTCAGGAGGCTACTCGTGAAAGAGACCCCGAGCGATGTGGTGGAGCTCATCATCGCCGTCGATCTGAACCCGTCAGACCCGGAGGAGCCCATCAACGTCAACGACGTGAAGGTCAACCCGAAGGGTGAGGGCGGCGAGGACGGTGGCGAGGACTGGAAGAAGCTCACCATGCAGCTTCTCGAGGCCGCCGACATCCGCTGCACGAGCTACGAGGACTGTGCCGAGGCCGTCGCGGAGATCCTCCAAGACGACGTCGAGGGCGAGAGCCCCTTCGACCAGGCGACCAAGGCCCCCGACAAGCCGAAGTCCAGCTCTCTGAAACTGCCACACCTGATGGGTGGGCCGTCGATGGAGATGGACGAGGACGAAGACGAGGAATGAGGTAAGCCATGTTCGGCAAAGGTAAGAGCAACTTCAAGACGGCGTCGAAGAACGCCAAGAAGAAGTTCGGCAAGAAGGGCAAGCCGAACCCGTTCAAGAAGGGCATGGGCTTCAAGAAGGCCCAGGAGAACATCATGGCGAGCGGCAAGAGCAAGGACGCCGCAGGCGCCATCCTCGCCTCCGCCGCGCGCAAGGCCAGCCCCTCCGCGAAGAAGAGGAACCCGAACCTCAAGAAGGTGAAGTAGCCATGGCCTTCGACGACTTCATGCGCCCGGCCCAGAAGGGCTGGCAGCAGAACACGTTGCGAGGGATCAGGAACGCCGACGCAGGCTTGGCCCGCGGGGCCGACAGAGCCGTGCGCGCGGTGGGTGAACCGCTCGGACGGGCGGCCTACAAGATGGGCGCCTACAATCCTGAGGGCGTCATCCCCCGCATGAACGACGCGATCTCTTCCGCCGGCCTTCGGGCGGGCGAGGCGATGGTGGAGGGCGCTGAGGAGTTCTCGTCCCCCACCCCGTGGGACAGGGTGCGTCGTCTGAACCCGACCATCCTCCAGGCCATCATCGACGGCCAGGAGGAGATGAGGGACCCCGCGTTCGACCAGATGGTCGAGGACCAGTGGATGTACGCACCGGGTTCCCCGCGTCGCCGCCAGCTCGACGGCAACGACCTCAAGCAGGAGTTCAAGACCGACGCCGTGTTCAACGCCGGTTTCGATCTCACGCCCGAGGACGTGGCCCGCAGAGCCGCGATGAACGCGGGCTATCTCCGCGAGATCCCTGAGCTCGAAGAGCCTCAGATGTTCCTCAAAGAGATGAAGCCGATCCAGAAGAGGGGCGGCAAGAAATGAGTCGCGGCCTGACCATCGCTGACTTCGTACAGCAGGTCAACTACGCCATCTACAAGGTGCGCCTCGACACGGGGTACTCGCTCGACGGAGCCTTCCATGCCGACACGGACAAGTTCAAAGAGGTCGTCATGGAGGCCAACCTCGTGCTCCAGGACCTCCAGGTCTCGACCGACTGGAACTGGCTCAGGTCGCGCCGGTACTTCGGCCTGACCGAGAACCCGGAGTGCGACTGCACCTCCATCCAGGAGATCAACCTCGACGACTACCCGGAGTTCTACAAGATCTGCACGGGCTTCAACGACGCCGTGCGGCTGCACGACCCCGACTACATGGAGTCCTATATCGAGGTGCCGCTCACCTTGCCGAGAAGCGGGTCGCACACCGACGTCTCCATGTTCGACAGCGTGGCGACGCCCAACGTGGTCGACACGCGCCTGCGCGCCTTCCAGGTGGGGCGCATCCTCTCGTTCACGAGGCGGTTCACCACCTACGAGCTCGGGCTGCGCATCGAGACCGACGTCATCGACTACCTCGAGCCGCTCCACATCTGTGACGTGAACTGCGTCCAGCCGTGCCCGCAGGCGTACGAGGACCTCGTGTTCACGCGGATCCCCGACCCGTACTACATGATCCTGCGCACCGCGGCCAAGCGGGCCGAGGGCGACCCGTCGGTCCCCGATCGCGCGATGACCCTTGGTGAGGAGTCCTCAAAGCTCTTGTCCGCCATCCGTGAGAACGATGCGTCCAAGACCTACCCTGATACCGCGTCGACCATCGAACTCGGATACTTCCCGGTGTTGTGATGGCGACCAAGAAGAAGAAGAAATCAGGAGGCCCGACCGGCAAGCCGCCTCTGTCAGAGCCCCGCGTCATGGTCTTCTCGAAGTTCGCCGGGTGCGACTTCTCGCTCTCGCCGCGTGACTTCACCACCACCTACGCCGAGGACGTCGAGGACCAAAGCGACCTCATGGCGACCTACATGGCGCTGCAGAACAACGCGGCGATCGTGGGCATGGGCACAATCGAGACCCGTCAGAACCTGGTGGAGCTGTTCGAGGCACCGGCAGGCAGGACGCTGACCGGCGTGGCGACGCTCATCTCCGACAGGCTCTACGTCGCCTGCGATGATGACACCGTCCACCACGGCCTGCTGCCCGACGAGCCCGCCTACCCGTATCCGCCTTCGGCCGACCTCGGCAACCTCGACTCGGTGGTGACCATCACCGACGTGGACCGCTCCGGCAGCGAGGACAACGAGTGGACGTTCCTCGGCTACGCCGACGACAAGCTCGTCGGGATGACCGCCGGCAGGCAGCTGTGGACGGGCACCACAGGCTCACCGCTCCTCGAGCTCAAGAACGCCCGTGTGGTGCCGACTCCGACGGCGCTCACACTCGCCGACCTGACGGCTGTGGGCATGACCATATCCGACACCTACGGCGCGACGACCAACAAGTTCAGGATCGCGCTCAGCTACACCTACCTCAACAGGTTCGGACCCACGCTGCCCTCGACGACGTACGTCTTCTATGCCAGCAAGCCGCCCAACGAGTGGAACACGACGACGTATGTCACCATCAGCCAGTCCGCGCCCGACGGCTATGAGATCTCAGCGGCCGAGCTGTACTACGCGACCGGGGAGAACGTCTCGAAGGCGTTCCTCGCTCGCGTGGACATCGGAGCGGACACCAACTTCTCAAAGCCTTGGAGCTACGACTGGCAGGGATACCTCATCGACACGGCCCAGTGGTCGATAGCCAACCTCGCGCCTCCCACGGAGAACTACACCGGGGGCGTGCCCGCCTCGATGATGCGGGTCATCGACAGCCAGCTCTACTTCTGGGGCGGCTCGATCCCCCACAGGGTGTGGATCGGCGGCAACGTCGGTAACCGCTTCTCGGTCTCGACCGGGACGGGTGGCGGCTACGTCGACGTGGAGCCGGGCACGGGCACGGTCGTCTCCGACGTGCTGAAGTTCAAGACCCAGCAGGGGGCCTCCATCGTCACGATGCTGGCCGATAACCCGAACTCGTCTCGGGAGCACCGGTTCAACCTGGTGGAGAGCAACATCCAGCTCTCGGACGAGCAGTCGGTCAAGGGCTGGCAGTCCGAGAAGATCGCCGGCACCGTCGGGTGCAAGAGCCAACGCGGTGCCGTGGTGGGCGGAGACGGCCTGTACGCCGTGTCCCGCTACGGGCTGGCGCTCACCACGCTGACGATGGAGTACAACTCCCAGCTCCAGGTACAGTACGTCTCAGAGCCCATCAGCCCGGTGTTCCTGCGCCAGTACGGGGGCCAGCTCGAGAGCGCCGTGCTGTTCAGCGTCGCCGGGATCCTGTATCTCACGTTCGGCAGCCAGGACGGGGACCTCGACAACGTCATCTTCTGCTACGACGCGGAGGCCAAGGCGTGGTGGAGCTACACCATCGACCTGGATGAGCCGATCTTGAACATGATCCACATCGACCACGAGCACCACCGTGAGGGCATCGGCATCATCACGGCCAACCGTGTGTACCTGCTGCCGACGACGCGCGACGACGACCTCGACACGCTGCCGACGCAAAGCGTGCTCATCGAGTCGGCGGAGCTGTCGTCCGTACAGCCGATGCAGGCGATGAACTACCTGTCGCAGCTCGAGTTCCGCTTCGACTACTTCATCGGGACGTGCGACATCCATGTGCAGATGATCGACCAGTTCGGGCGTGACCTGAAAGTCACCAAGCACGTCGACCACAGCACAGTGCAGTACCAGCTCTCCGAGTACCTGCGGGTCGATGCCGTCGTGGAGAGCTTCAAGGTGGTCATCACCGGGCCTGCCAAGTTCCGCATGACGCACTTCCTGGCCAAGGCGTACCCCAAGAGCAACCGGGTCGGCATGGTCTGGGGGTTCGACACCCGTGCTTCGTACCGGAGCTCAGGCTCGTTGCACCACACGTTCGTTGACTACAATGACGTGAAGAACGCGATCATCCCGTAGGGGGAGCCATGTCTTACCGCGATGAATGTGACTGTGACGTACAGGTCTCCGCCGCTGCTACGGAGTCTCCCCTCGTCATGCTCAACGGACTGGTCACCGAGATCACCATCCCATGCACCTACGTCACCGAGGTCGACGGAGTGGAGACAGAGCTCCCCATCCTGCTGACCACGGAGGGCTACGGCGACCCGGAGGTGGCGTTCGGAGACGATGCACCTGCGGGGCTCACGGCATGGGCGGAGATAGACGCCGAGGACGAGAGCATCATCAACCTGGTCATCTCGGCACAGTGCCCGAGCGCGGTCGACGAGGACCAGACCACCGACCTCTCCGTGCTCATCAGCAGAGGCGACGGCCTGACGCTGAGGACCGACGTCGTGATGCATGGCGAGCTGACCATCCAGCACGGCCCGCTGCCCTCGACACCACCGCCGCCGCTTCCTTCGGCGGGAGCGGAATCGAGAGCGCTCTATGCCGGGATGCTCGGCTACGGTGTCATGAAGGACTTCGACGGGAGCATCACGGGTGACGTGCTCACCATCACGGAGGGCAGCGCGATCGTCGAAGGCGCCTTCTTCGATGTCCTGGGGATCGACCGAGACGTCGCTCTCGTGGCCGCTACGAGCCGCATCCTGCTCAGGTGGACCCTGGACACCCTGGCGTTCACTCTCGTGTCCGTACCGACCTCTCAGGCCATCGTCCGCACGACCGCTGTGTGGGAGCTGCCACTTGGTGTCGCCACGATCGGCGGCTCGATGGCGTGGGACTACGAGATGGCGGGCACGCTCGCAGACCCGGTCGGGTCGTTCAGGAGCTTCGGGGTCTACGAGGCGGACATCCCGAAGAGCCACGTCGTCTGTGACGGCAGGGCCATCTCGCGCACGCTGTACCCACGCCTCTTCGCCAAGATCGGCACGTTCTACGGTGGAGGCGACCTGACCACCACGTTCAACGTGCCCGACAAGCGGGCGCGCACGCCGATCTGTCTCGATGTGCGTGACAGCGACATCGACAGCCTGGCCAAGACAGGTGGTGCCAAGACGGTCGCTCTGGCCGAAGCCAACATGCCCGCGCACCTGCACACCGTGGTCGCGCACAACCACTCGATCGACCACGACCATGCCTCCACGACGAGCTCGAGCAACGGCGCGCACACGCACGAGGTGCCCCACGGTGGCGACAGCCGTGACTACGCAGGCGGCAACGATGCGAGCTTCTGGTTCACCAGCTCCAGCAGCCACACCGACACGACGTCGGAAGGGGCTCACACCCACACGACCGACATCGCCGCACTCACCGGCAACAGCGGGAACGCCGCACCGAACACCGACAGCAAGGGCAGCGGTACTGCTCACAGCAACGTGCAGCCGTTCCATGTCGAGCTCGTCTGCATCCGGGCTTAGGAGGCGAAGATGGCTTGCGAAGACGACATCGTCCTGACCCACAGGATGGGCAGCAACGCCACGGTGAACGTCCCTCTGATCTCACGGCCCGTCGTGGCTCCAACGGTGGTGACGCACCTCAACCAAGAGGGATGCGTGATCCCCGCTGTGTCGCCGCTCGGGGTCGGCCCGGCCGGTGCTGACGGAGCTGACGGAGCTGACGGAGCCGACGGCGCACAGGGTCCGCAAGGACCGCCGGGCCTGCCCGGTGCGATAGGGCCGCAGGGTCCGGAGGGTCCGGAAGGCCCACAGGGCGCACAGGGTGAGATGGGGCCTCCGGGCATGATGGGGCCGATGGGACCTCCGGGCACACCCGGAGCCGACCTCTCTATCGAAGTCGTGCCTGATGCCATGTGGCCGCCTGCTGCACCGACACCCGGGATCCTCTACCTCAAGGGAGCGTAGCGGTGAGCATCGGTCTGTTCGGACAGACATGGGTTCCAGCAACGGACGATGCTTCCAGCCCCAATATCACCCCGACTACGACCGTAGCTATCACGCCGCCAGGCTCGATGACGAGCGGTATGTTCGTGCTCTTGTGGGTCATGGTCTACGGCACGTCCGACCACGACCCGATCATCTCGCAGGCCGGCGGGCAGACGTGGACCAAGATAGGCACCGAGCCCACGCAGGTCCACCCCAACGGCCATTTCGCGCTGTTCCATTGTGTGTTCAACGGGACGTGGAGCGCCGACCCGAGTGTGAACTTTCAGGGCACGGCCGGCACCTACCCCGTCTGTATGTGGCTCGGCGCGTTCACCGGAGTGAACACGTCCGACCCGTTCGACGTGGCACCGAGCGCGATCGCCTACGCGGTTTCGTCCTCAAAGACGCTCTCGGCTATCACCACCACCACGAACAGAGCGCTCGCGCTGCATCTGTGGGGCGAGATCGACGACAATACGATGCTGTTGAGCAACGGCGACAACGCCTCGAGGCCGTGGTCAGCGCCGGACGGCAACATGGGTGCGCTGCATGGGCACGTCGGCAACATCGGCGGTAGCGACTGTGGGATCATGGCCTTGTCGCGCTCGATCATCGTCGCCGGTTCGAGCGGCACGGCCGCCGTCACGATGTCGACCTCGGACGCAGGCGGTGGGTACGACCTCGCACTCAAGTCGGCTGCCGATGCGATCTACCCGACCTGCATCGGCACCTATGTGCTCGGTTCGACCGGGACCAGCCACGTCATCCCCACGCCTACGGGCATCGCAAGCGGCGACCTCATGCTCGCGTTCCTTGCCACGACGAGTTCCAACACGATCACGGCTCCGGACGGCTGGTCGCTCGTCGACGATGAGATCAACGGCAACTACCACTACCTCGTCTACTCGAAGGTCGCAGGCAGCAGCGAGCCGACCGACTACACCTGGACCTCGGTCTCGTCGTGCAAGTACCTCGGCTACATCACCGGGTTCGACGGCACGGCCGGTACGCCGGTCGTCGAAACATCGAACACCGTCGCCTACGGCGGGACGTCGACGGTCGTGCTCCCGAGTCTCACAGCGGCGGGCGCAGCGCTCTCGGTCCTGTTCGGCTGTGCTGCCTCAGCGCTGGACAAGAACCTGTGGCACCCACAGGAATACTCGAAGTGGTACTACATGGGCGACAACGCCGCAGACTTCTGGGCCGGTGTGTGGAGCAAGACCGTCGCAGCGGGAGCGACCGGCACGCAGACACTCACGCCCACGGCCGCGCTCGACTCGGCCGGTGGTATCCATGTCCTACTGAAGGCCCCCACAGCGAACGCGTCAAAGCCTTACTATTACGCTATGAACAACCAGCTCTAGGGAGAAGCGATGCACACCCTCCAGATCAACAAGAACGAAGCGACAGCGGCCAGGCGCCGCGTCTACTTCTACTGTGTCGATGCGACGGATGGCATCACCCCGGAGACCGGCGAGGCGTCAGGCCAGCCGGAGATCAGCACGGACGGTGGCGGCTTCACCTCTGCGGGCTCGGTGATAGGCACACTCGTCGCCATCGGGAACGGCCGCTACTACGCCGAGCTGTCCCAGGCCGCGACCAACGTGGACAGAGCCATCATCCTGACTCGGTACAAGAGCGCGAACACGGCAGAGTGCGTCGGCTCGACCGTCCAGATCGGGATGAACCTCACCGAGATCGACGGTGCGCTCACGAACGGGAACAATGCGACGCTGAACCTCAAGCAGCTCAACGTCGTCAACAGCGCAGGTGACGCCATCGTCGCTTCGTCCACCGGCAGCAACGGCCACGGTATCAACGTGAGTGGCAACGGCACCGGCAACGGACTGTTCGGGCAGGGTGGGGCGACTGGTAACGGAGCCCGCTTCAATGGTGGAGCTACGAGCGGAAACGGCATCTACTCCGCTGCTGTCGGCGGCGGGCAGGGTATCTGGGGCGTCGGCGTCGGGGCCTCGGCGGGTATCCGCGGCACCGGCGGCACGGACGGCAACGGGATCCACGGTGCTGGCACCGGGACTGGCTCAGGAATCTATGGGGTCGGTGGCGCGACTGGTCACGGCCTGCAAACGCTCGGTGGTGGGAGTGGCGGTCACGGTGCGCTCATACAGGGCGTCGGCGGCCACGGCCTCTACGCTCTCGGCAACGGGGCCTTCAACGGTATCAACGCTGTCTCAGGCGCAGGCGCGACCGGCAACGGTATCCAAGCGCAATCGCAGGCGACGGACGGCGCAGGCCTCCGCGCGATCGGGAACGGCACCGGGTCGGGCATCTACGGCTCGTCGAGCGGCACCGGCCACGGTTTCTACGGACAGGGTGGCGCAACGAGCGGTAACGGTGCGACCTTCTCGGCCAACGGTGCCGGTCATGGCCTGAGGGCCGTTGGTGTCGGCGGCAACCACGGGTTCAGAGGAGAAGGTGGCGCGACCGGCGACGGCATGAACCTCTACGGTGGCGCCACGAGCGGTCATGGCCTGCAAACAGCGGCGCAGACCAGCGGCAAGGGCATCCAGGCCACCGGCAACGGCAACCAGCCAGGCATCCAAGGCTCCGGGCAGGGCACCGGCAACGGTATCTACGGCTACGGTGGCTCGTCCGGCAACGGAATCACCGGCGTCGGCAACGGAGCGGGCAACGGGATCTCGGGTGCCGGTGGCGCGACAGGCCACGGTATGTTCCTCAACGGCGGAGCCACTTCAGGGTCGGGCCTGTACGCACAGGCCGCGACGTCAGGCCAGGGCTTCGACCTGTGGGGGGCTGGTGGCGGTGCAGGCATCAAGGCATCCGGCCAGAGCGGCGGACAGGGCATGAACCTCGCCGGCAACGGCACAGGAGCGGGCCTGCTCACCACAGGTGGGGCGACAGGCGAAGGATTCAAGGCGGTAGGCGGTGCCACGAGCGGCCACGCCTTCTATGCGACCGCACCGAGCAGCGGCCACGGGATCTACGGGCTCGGCAAGGGCGTGTTCTCCGGCCTCTGCGCGATCGGCGGCTCGACCGGCAGCGGTATCCTCGCCACCGGCGGCTCGTCGAGTGGTGCCGGGATCAAGGCCAACACGCAGGGCGGCAACAGCAACGGCCTGTTGGTCGAGGGCTTCGGACAGGCAGCGAGCGCGTACTTCGGCTCGACCAACTGCCGCCAGGGGCTCCATGTGGTCGGCAACAACGGCTACCCCGGCCTCTACGCGACCGGCGGCGGCTCGACCGGCGCAGGCATCGAGGCGCTCGGCGGCACGTCAGGCGCGGACGCGATCGTCGCGACCGCTCAAGGTGCGTTCGCGGGTATCAGGGCGACCGGCGGCAACGGGACCGGCGGCCACGGGATCTACTCGCTTGCCACCGGGACCAACGCACACGCGCTCAACCTGGTGGCGAGTGGCACTGGCGGCAACGGCCTCAATGCCTACTCGCTTGAGAACCACGGCATGAACCTCGACGGCGGCGCGAGCGGTGACGACCTCAAGCTCAACACGAACGACACCGACCTGGCGACCGCGGCTGATGTGACAGCGATCTCGACGCTTCTCGGTACACCGGTCAACGCGACGATCGCCGAGGACATCGCGGACATCGCAGGTGTCGTGACCGAGGGCATCCCGCACAGCTACAACCCGGACAACACCTCGGCCATCGTCTACGGCACGGTCGGAGCGGGCACCTACGAGAACCTCTCGGCCCGTGACGACACGCTCCTCCAGCTCAACGAGGCAGCCGGAGCGAACCCGTTGCAGTACATCGCCGAGATCAGCGGCATCGCAGCGAACCACGTTCCCTCGACGCTCAGGATCACCGGCTACTACTCTGGCTCGGTGGCCGGGCACGAGATCGACGTCGAGGTCTACGACTACGAGCTCGCGACGTGGGTGCAGAAGCTCACGATGCTGCACCGCACGGCGGCCTACGACTACGTCGCCGCCCTCTCGGACGCGAACGTCAGCGGCGGGGCCGCACGCATCCGCTTCACGCATCCCGGTGCATCGGGCATCGCAAGCCACCGCCTGTACCTGGACTTCGTCGAGGTGACCGCGGTCGAGGCCACGAACCAGAGTGCGGCCGAGATAGCGGCGATCCTCTCGATGGTCAACGACATCGACCTCGAGGTCGACGAGATGGTGGACGAGCTCCTGCCGGCGCTGGCGTCCGACATCGCGGCGCTCCCGACCACGGCTGACATCGCGGCACTACCGACCACGGCTGACATCGCGGCACTGCCGACAGCAGCCGAGAACGCGGATGCCGTGTGGGACGAGCCGATGATCGAGCACAGCATACCGGGCACCACGGGTGAGGAAATGCAAAGCAGCGATTGGCTCTACGTCGAGCCGGAGTAGGGAGTAGGTCATGGGTGAGTGGATAAGGACCGGCGCTTGGATACCGTTCCTCTCAGCAATCGGTGTCATCGTGTCGGTCATCCTGACTGCGTTCGCGTGGGGCATGCGCGACGCACAGGAGCGAGCACTCAAGACCTGGAAGGACCTCGCCGAGGCACGCGATGAGACCATCAAGGAGCTGAAGGCCGAGCAGGAGGAACTCCAGAACGAGGTACACCTGCTGCGCACGGAGCTCAAGCTGCATCAGGAGACCACGAAGCAGGCGATCGACGAGCTGATCGCAGGGTTCGCTCGCGCGAACGAGGAGAAGTAGCATGGTCGAGTTCTGGACGAACCACTTCACGATCTGGGCGGTACAGTCGACCGACCCCATCGTGTTCATGCGGGTGATACGGGTCGTCCTGCTATTCATCTCGGGGCTCCTGCTCATCTTCGAGCCGATGAACTGCGGAGGCAGGAACCGTACGTTCCACTACGTCTTGGTGGCGCTGTGCTGGAGCGGTGCATGGGTGTCGTGGGGACAGGCAGAAGCGCGCATGACGCTCATCATGCGAGATCCCGTGCATCTACTGAACTCGGTCCCTCCTGCGTCACTGTTCTGGCCGGAGCTGTTCTTCACCATCGCTGCCGTCATCGTGTGCGGGCGGCTGGTGTACGATTCGATCCTGTGGCGCAGGCTGCACCGTCTGGGGTGCGCCGCTGATTGTGGGAAGAAGTGCATCCCGACCAGTATGGAGAGGAGACAGGATGCCCGTAGTCGACATCACCAAGGCGATAGTCCCGAAGGGCCGCAAGTGGGGCCGGACGGGGCGTAAGCTCGTCGGCAGCCGCACGGTCACCATCCACAACACGGCCAACGAGGGAGCCACCGCCAAGAACCATGCGGCCTACCTGCTGGCCGGGCACGCGATCTCGTGGCACTTCACCGTCGACGACAAGGGTGCCTACCAGCACGTCCCCACGGACGAGCAGGCATGGCACACCGGCACGAACGACGGCAACACCACGTCGATCGGCGTCGAGGTCTGTGAGTTCAAGGACAAGGAGCGGCAGCTCAGAGGTGAGAAGAAGGCATGCTGGCTGGCGGCCAGGATGCTCGACCACCGCGGCCTGACCGTGAGCTCGCTTCGCACCCACAAGTCGTGGAGCGGCAAGGAGTGTCCGCGTGACATCCTCCCGCACTGGTCCTCGTTCAAGAGGCGGGTCGCCTACTACATCCGCGAGATGAACCGCCCGTATCCGGGCACGAGGCTCAAGGTGGGCTCGAAGGGCGAGGACGTCGCCTGGGTACAGCGGATGCTCATCCGTCAGGGATTCAGGACCACGAAGCCGACGAGCGTCTATGACGCTGCGACCGGTGGACAGGTCAAGAAGTTCCGCGAGTCGGTCTTCAAGGCCCGGCCGCAAGGTACATCGGTAGGTAGTCTGACGTGGGGGAGGTTGTGTAGATGAACGTGCCAGCGAAGTATCGCCAGGTGATCTACTGGATCGTGCTCGTGGCGACCGTCATCGTCGGGGTGCTGACCGGTCTGGACCTGGTGCCCGCTGACGCCGTGAGCAAGGGCGGCGAAGCGGTGCTCGAGATCCTGACCGTCATCGGTGCGTTCCTCGCATTGAGGAACATCAAGCCGGACGCGACCGACGAGGGTGGTGAGATCTGATGGCGAAGAAGAAGAAGAAGAAGGGGTGCGGGGGCTAGGAACCCTGAGCTCTCGACCGCCAGCCGTCCTCTGTCATCTCGAAGAGGTCGGCTGGTTTCTTCTTGCGCAGCGGTGAGAACTTCGAGGGGCGCATGCCGGGGGGCAGCTCGTCCCATTCCGCATCGTCGCTGTCGCCCTCCTGCCACTCGCCGTAGTGCGACGGCATCCGTTGGGGCCGGCCGGTGAGCGAGCGGATGAACTCGAACTGCTCGACGCCTTCGGCTATGTAGCGCAGGGCGTCACCGACGTGCGAGTAACGGTCGTGCTTGGGCTTGGCCGCCCAGTCGTCGACCGAAGACAGCATCTTGTACTCCCACGACTCGAGGCACTCGACGATCCAGGCGCACTTGTTCGAGTTGATCATCATGTTGGGGAACAGCTTGCGCACGCGGTTGATGCCGTCGGCCTCGAAGGTCCGCTCCAGCTTGCGCCAGGCCACGGAGGGGAACGCCTTCGCGCACTCCTCGAGAGGTGAGGAGATGGAGCCGGAACGGTCGGCGTCCCACGGCATGATGGCCGTGTGGATGCGATGGAAGTAGTCGTGGCCCTGCTTCTTGAGCGCATCGACGGCCTCGACCACGGCGACACGGTTGTCCTCGTAGTAGTCGTAGATCCACAGCCGGCCCTCGTAATACTGGAAGACGATGCCCACCGTCCAGTCCGACTCCTTGCCCTTGGAGCTGATGTCCCAGGCGACGTAGACCGGATAGCGGGGGTCGAGGTTGAAGGGGGTGTAGCGCCCCTCCTTGCGCAGGATCTCGATGGCAGGGTAGACGAGCCCGGCGTTGACCGCCATGAACTCGCACAGGTACTCCTGCCTGAACAGGTTGTCGTTGCCGTGCTGACGGATGTAGCGCTGCCTGATGACCTCGAGCACCTCGTCGGGATACAGGCGGGTGCCGTCCTCCTTGAGCGACTCGTCCGCGCGCAGGATGTCGACGAAGACACGGCCGTGCGCTCCGCCCCAGTTCTCCCACTCGTCCTCACCTGTGTAGGTACGCAGGAAATCCGCTGCGATGTTGGACAGGCCACGGGGGGTGAAGTTCATGTTGACGAGCAGGGAGTTACCCTCGGCGATCTTGTTGTCCCAGATGGGCACGATGAAGTCGAGCGCGTTGCGCCGGTACAGCGACACCTCGGAGAAGAAGAAGCTGTCGTAGCTCGAGCCGATGAGCGACTCGGACTCCTTGAACCCGATGAACTGGATGAGCGCCTCGGCCTTGCCGTCCTCGCCGTTGTTGAGCATCCTCACGAGCTGCTTGGTCTCGTGGATGTCGATGACTCCGGGCGGGTAGTTGGACCAGTGCTTGCGCCCATCGAGGTACTTGTTCCAGATGTTGCGCCCGATCCACTTGTTGTCGATGCCGACGTAGGCCGACTGCGTGCCGGGGTTCTGGTAGGCCGAGTACAGCGCGAACTGGATGTCGTCGGTGTCCTTGCCGTATTGGCGGTGCCAGATCTTGAAGTAGTAGTCGTACTCACCCGAGAGCCTCCGAGCCCAAGCCTCGCGCTGGGCGGGCCTGGGCTCGAAGTAGATCGGAACGTGGACGGTGCTCACTTGACCAGCTTGATCTTGGGCGCCGACTCCTCATACTTGGCGAGCTCGGTGGCGACGTTCTCGAGCTCGGCGGTCGTGCCCTCACGGAACTGGATGTGCTCCTGGATGTTGGGGCCGATGTTCTGCAGGAGCTCCACCACGAGCAGCTGCATGGCCGCGTCGGCGTAGCTGCCGTTCCAGGTGGAGACGAACTCGTCGGCGAGCAAGCCGTCGAGCACGCTCTCGGTGAGCTCCATCGGGTCGGCCGCCTCGATGGTGGACGCGAGCTCGGAGGTGAGCTTGGACATGGACAAGGCGATCTGACGGGAGAGGTCCACGAGCTGGTCGAGGCCCATGTCGTAGTCGAACAGGACCTGCTCGAACGCCTTGCGTGCGGCGAGGTAGCCGTTGATGGTGAGGTACTTCTTGCTCGCCGATGCGAGCTGAGCGACCATATGCTCCTTCGAGAGCTCGAGCTTCTTGAGCTGCGCCTCGGTCCCGAGCTCCATCTGCTTCTCGAGGTCGGCCTTGATGGCTGCGTCCTCTACCTTCTTGGCTGCGGTCTTCTTGCTCATGTGCTATCCCTTCTTCTGCTTGTCGAGCTTGGCCTGTTCCGCACGCTCCATCGCCTCGGCGAGACTCTTCGGAGCCTGGTCGTTCGCCGTACCGCCGCCCACGTTGGGCATGTCGAGCGTCGGTGAGGTGGGCGCGGGCTTGTTCTGCGCCTGCTGCACGGCCCTCACCTGGTTGTTGACGCGCTCGAGCGTGGCGTTCAGGTCGACATCGTAGCCGACGTGGTCGCCGTCCGCATCGTATACCTCGTGACCCTCGACGAGCGCATCGAACATCTGCTTGCGCACGGGGTCGAGCTTGTCGTAGATGGGGTCGAACGCGACGGCGTCCATGACCGGCTTGTAGACCTGCTCGAGCTGGGTGTGACGGTCGGCGGCGTACTCGTTGAACATGTCCTTGAGCTGATTGTTGTACGCGTTGACCCATGCCTGCGCCTGAGCGCGGGGGTCGTCGCCTGTGAAGGGACGCCCGGTGTCGGGGTTGGTGAACACGGGGACGTTGTCCTCGCCCATGACGTAGATGTCGGGGTCGTTGATCGTGGCACCCAGGACACCGTTGGTCTGACGGACACGGGGATTGCCGGACTCGTCGCGGCTCTCCAGGAAGAGACGGAGGGTCTCCTCGGTGGCCTGCTGCTCGATGTGCTCGGCGTAGGTGGCCAGGACGGTCTCTACGTCTGCTGGCTCTCCTGCTCCACCGTCTTCTCCAGCGCCTGAAGTATCAAGACCAGGTCCTCCGTCGTCTCCAGAGCCCACGTCAGCCCCGTCTCCGACACTTGGAGGTCCGTCGGTAGTCTGAGTACCTTCAGCAGTTCCGTCGTCTGAGGCGGGCTCTCCTGAAGCGACAGCCGCATCAGCGGGAGCAGCGGCAGGAGTCTCCGCTTCCAACGCTGCAAACGCCGTCTCCCAAGGGTCAGCCGCAGGAGGCGCACCTTCGCCTGTACCCAACTCCTGATCTCGCTCATCAGTCATCTCGCTTCCCTTCATCGAACTGGGCTTCACGGGACGCCGTCAGCTTGACTCCGGCCCGTCTGATCCACTGTTGCTTGAGCTTGTTGTACGCGATCTCCTTGCGTCCGGTCACCGCACTCATGTCACGGGTGTTGAGGTGCCCGATCAGAAACGTGATGGCGTCGTCGATGTGACGAGTGCGGGCCAGCCCGTTTCGCATGCGGGTGAGGAACTTGTTCATCTCGCCGATGATGAACTTGAACTCCTCGAGGCGCACCTCGTCCGACTCGGGGCCGGTGAAGTGCAGGTAGTCATAGACCCCGGTCAGCTCTTCCCACGACGCGATGAGGTCGAGGTGAGTACACTCCTCTTCGGCCCACTCGGCCAGGACCAGACTCTCATCGTAGTCCGAGCTTGTCATCTTGGATGTCCTTCCTCCGCTGCTCTGCGAGCAAAGCGTCGGTCAGCGGGATCGAGGCGGTCAGGCACATGCCGTCGATGTAGGTCATCATCGGCTTGCCCTTGAACCGCTCGAGGAGCTGCGGGTACTGCTGGGTGATGAGCGTCTTGAGTCCGTAGAGCTGGATGAGGGTGTCCTCATACTGGCGGACATGTGTCGGGAACGCCCAGATGTAGCCGCGGTTGCCGTCGTTGCCACGCACGATGGGCACGAGGTCGAACCCGATGCGGTAGGTGATCTCCTGCCCCGCCTTGGGGATGGAGGTCTTGGCCGTGATGACCTTGTTCTCGTTGACACGGACGATCTCGTAATCACCGGAGATGCGGTCGACCTGGTTCGGGTCGGTGCCGTACATCAGAGCGCCGGCGTTGACCTCCTTGACCTCGAACTCGGGGCCGAGCTTCTCGTCGAAGTACAGCGCACGGTCCTTGTCGACAGTCATCATCGGAGCGATGAGCAGGGTCTTGCCGTAGAGCGGGTGGGATTCGATCGCGGAGAATGGATTGCCCGACCTCTCCGATTCGATAGTTCCGCGTTTGACCGGCTCGACCTTGGGTGCCTCCCACTCCTCTCCCTTCTGTATCGCCGTGATCCTCGAGCAACGTAGCTGGTAGGTGAGGCCGTCCTCCGTGAGACCGTACTCGGCCTCGAGCTCGACCAGTCTGGGCTTCGGTATAGCTGCCATCTGTCATCCTCTCGCTCAGGGAAAAAAACAAACAAGGGGCAAGGGCACACTGTGGATGGTATGGGGACGGTGTAAGCAAGTCAACCTTGCAGACACCGCCCCCACCAGCGAAATCAGGGGTGACGCTAGGGAGCCGAAGGCTCGAACACCTCGCCGTTGATGATGGCGAGTTCGTGGTCCGACGCCTTGTACTTCAGCTCGACCAACATGGCGAGGTACTCCTGCTGGAACCTGACCCCTCCACCGACCGCGCCTTGGTACTTGACCCAGTCGTCGATCGCCTTCTCCATCTGCCACACGCAGATGGCGAGGAATCGGATGAGCCCGTCGGTCGAGTCCGTGTAGTCCTTCGCGCGTACGTTGTGCCCGTCGAAGCCGGGGATACCGACGGCGGTCGCATAGTCCAGCGCCCACCTCACAAGCTTGGTGTCCGGCTTCTTCGAGTTCACCTTGGTCGCGGCGAACGTGGTACGGATGGTGGTCGATGCACGCCAGAGCGCACGCATCTCACGCTTCAGCTTGTCGGCCGCCTTCTGTTCCTCGGTCTTTGGACCGGTGGTCCCCGACCGCTTCACACCGTGCAGCTCGGGCTGGTCGCACGAGTACACGATGTCACCTTCGTGAGTGATGAAAGCACAGTGGCCCGGGCACTCGGCGTGCTTCTTGGGCGTGAGCTTGAGCTTCTCGAGCTGCCAGTTATCGAGCCGTAGTGCGCTGCCGTCCCATGTCGTGGACACGGGGATGATACGCACGCCCGCGTCGGTGAGCTCGATGCGCGAGGCTTCGACCTTGGCGAGGCGTGCCCTGTTCTGGCGCTTGAGTTCGAGCTGGTGCTCGAAGTTGTCCGTGCCGACGGCGCCGAGCAGGTCGTCGTAGACCTCGGTGCCCTCGAACTCCAGCAGTCCTGCCATCTCGAGCAGGCTGGCGGTCTCGGGCATCTTGGCGACGACCTTCTTCTTTCCGGTGGCGATGGCGCGTGCGGCCTTGACCTCATCGGTCGAGGCGTTGCTCGCGGCCTGGATCTCCTCGTCGGTGTAGCCGAGGTCGATCATGGTCTGGAACCCGGCGGCCTGCTCGTGGCCCGTCAGGTCGGTACGCACCATGTTCTCGGCCATGATGCGGCCGATGTCGAGCTTGGGATCGGCTGCGTCGATGACGTTGCACTCGACGGTCTCCCAGTCCAGCGCCTTGGCTGCGGCCAGCCGGCGGTGACCGGCGACCACGATGTAGCCCTTGCCGTTCTTGGTCACGACGATGGGCTGGATGAGCCCGACCTTGGCCATCGAGGTCACGAGCTCAGATACGCACGGCTTGCTGCGTGGTTGCAGAGGGTTCGGACGGATGTCCTTCACCAGGATCTGCATGTGATTCCTCCTTCTGTGGTTGACGGCATTTGTTGCACGCACGGTGGCCGCCCGAGAAGAACCCGAGCTGGCCACAGTACGGGCATCGTTGGGTGGGGATGCGTTCGTAGCGACGACCGACTTCCCCACGGGTGACCAGTATCTGCGCCTCTTCAGGTGTGGGCTCTGGAACGTCCACGGCGTAGCGCATGCGCAGATACGGTGAGCTCATGACACGAGCCGCGTCTTCAGCAGCGAAGTAGTCGTCCGGTCTCATGACACGTCACGCACCTGGATCTTGGAGCCTCGCTTCTCGACGATGTCACCGACTGCGAAGACAGCGGCTATCTCGAGCAGTTCCTTGGCGCCCGCCACCAGTTCCTCGGCGGTGAAGGTGTCTTTGCCCCACGCCTTCTGCTCGGAGATACCGAACATCGTGCAGTAGTCGAGCTCGGTCATGCCCGACTCGACCACCTTGGCTGTGGTCGTGGCTTTGCGTGACTGCATACCGGAGAACGAACGCCGGCAGCCACACTTGCCGTCGATCTTCTCGCCGTCGCACTCCAAGGAGAAGCCGACCGGCTCCCCCTCTTCGCACCAGGCGAAGTCGTTCTTGCGCTTACCTTGTGTCTTGTGCGTCGCCACCAGTATCTTCACTGATGCCTCCTCCTGTGTTGATGACACGGACGAACTCGGCAGGGTAGAACCCTTCATCGGGGTCACCGTGTACGGCGTAACCCGGTGTGCCGTCGACTTCGACAGGCAGCACTTCGGTGACGATGCCTCCGTCTGTGAGGATGGCTGTCATCAGACTTCCACCCACCCTCTGTGGTGACGGAGCAGGGCTCTGTCCTCAGCGATGACGAGGATGGTGATGAGGTCGAACCGTACCGGCATGTCGAGCTCGTGCTCGACCAGATAGCTCGTCACCATCCTGCGGTAGCGTCTGGTCATCGGTGGTGTGGCCAGCCGCATCGACTTGTCGGAGTTGCGTGTCGTCGTCACATTGGCGAACACGAGCACACCGTTGTTCTCGAGGGCTATCAGTCCCACCTTGCCATGCGTCGTGGGGTACTCACGTTCCACCACGGACAGGCCGGCTCGTTCGAGGTACGCCTCCGCTGCATCGAGACCACGTTCGGTCAATGACTTCGACGTCACGGCGTGTGACCTCCTTCCTAGTTGGGGCTTTGCTTGTCGATGAGCATCTGCTTGAGCATGTCGACGTCGGGATCCTTCTCCCTTGCCATGGCTGTCAGCTCGCCCATGTCGAGCTCGAACCCGGCCATCTCACAGACCAGGTCGAGAATGACCGAGAGCGTGCGTCCTGCCATGTCGGAGATGAACATGAACTTCACGCAGTCTTCGGCGTGGGCCTCGGCGTCCTTGGTCAGATACTCGTCGCGGCTCTCGCAGGCGGCCGCTGCCTTCTTCAATCTGTCGAGTGAATCGAGAGCGTCACGCTTCAGGTCGTCTGAGGCCACGACTCTCCTTCCTTCATGAGTGCATCTGACACCGCGCAGGGAGTGGGTGTTGATTCACTATGCGCGGTGCCGCCACACACTCGTGGTCACAATGCTTCGAGCAGCTTTCGTGCGGCTGCCTCGGACAGGTGGAACACGGTATCGGCTCCGTCCGTCTCGACGAACTCACCGAGTGTGAGGTCGACCTCGCAGAGCTTGACGATGTTGACCTCTCTGCGGAGCGGGTCGTCCTCCGGGAACCGGGTGAAGTCCACTTCGACGAAGTCCTCTTTCGGGATGAGGATCGCGTCGTAGCCGACACCCTTGATGTAGATCTCCATCTCGCGCGTGGCGAGCAGTATCTTGCGGATGGGTCCGCTCACATCGTCAGGTGTCATAGGCCCAGCCCTTCAGGGCACAGGCTCTGCTCGTCGATGACGAGCTTGCACACGTCCGCCTCACTCAGGCCGGGCGGGATGCCGAGCTTGCCCACGGTCACGTCGGCCGTGAGGTCGTAGTCGGCTGCCTTGCTCCAGTACGCCTTCGCTGTGGTGGCGATGGCTTCGAGCTCGGTCTCGAGTTCGGTGCGGCTGTATGCCTTGACGAACATCTGGTGCTTGGCACCCGGGTTATAGAGAACCAGGTAGCCGAAGTCGATGGTCGGCATGACGTAGAGCGCAGCCGCCAGTTGCCACCGCTCAGGCAGCTGCATCTTGGGGATGCTCATGCCTGCGGCGTAGTGTGACGATGCGTTGTAGCTCTTGACCTCGGCGACCGAGATGGCCTCGATCTCTTCGGCAGCGTAGTCGACACGTCCGTCGACCGGCTGGATGCACGAGAGCGCATCGGGTGAGAAGGCCACACCATCGAGCGAGTGGACCATCGCATCGTCCCAGTGGTGGTAGCTGTGGCTCAACGCGTGGACGAGTCCGGAATCGTTGAGCATGTCGATGGCGTAGCGTTCGAGCAGGTGTCCTCGTGCCATGACACCTCTGCTCTCGCAGTCCTCTTCGCGTACCACCGCTTGCTTGGTGGCCCACACGTCGCGGATCGCGTCCTCGATGGCGGCGGGTGACTTGGGCCTGCCTGTCGCTGTGACGCCCAGCATCTTCACGATGTCGGACGCGGTGATGTAGCTGCGTCGTGCGTCCAGCCATTCGTAGCTGGTCTTGTGATACCAGTCCATCGGTCCTCCTCTCCAGTGCGACGGAGAAGGGACGGCACATAGGCCGCCCCTTCATTCCCGTCGACGGGAAGCTGAATAGACTAACGTCATCAGGCACACGAGTGGACGGTGAGCCTATTCTTCGACACCGTCCTGCCGCATCGTTCGCACTCCACCTTCTCCCACTTGTGAGAGTCGTGGTGTGCATGGCACTTGGGACAGAGCCATTCGACACGAAGCGGTTGTGCGTGATCTTCATGGTGAGCATGGATCGACTTGGTACTTCCGCATCGGCAGACCGTCGGCCGGACCAAAGCTCCGGTCTCTATCGCAGCGGCCACCGCCTTGTTGGCGTTGTACTTCGAGGGGTTCTTCTCACACATGCGGAGCCTGGTCTCCAGCACCAGTTGAGGGTCACGCCTTCTGGTCCTGGCTTTCACGCATGTCTTGCATACGTTGAGGTGACCATCCTTCAGTTCCTTGTGTTCGTAGAACTCGTCGATCGGCTTCACCTCGTGGCACTCGATGCAAGGTTTCATGTCAGTCCTTTCTACATGTACTACTTGCATCGAGTCTACCACGAGCTAGTCCATTTCAGAAGGGCAGGTCGTCGCCTTCGACCACGGGCGAACCGGGCGCTGCGGCTGCGGCTGCGGCTGCGGCGTGCGCTGCTGCCGGGTCGGCCGCGGCTGCGGCTCCGGTCGCCATCGCCGGATTCATCGTGCCGCCCGACACGCTGGTGTTGTGATACACCTTGGGCAGCAGGTAGATCGGGTCGATCGGATTGGCAGGGTCGGGCGCGTAGGGCGCACCGGGTGCGGTGGCCGACACGTCTTCGACCGTCCACGGGCGCGGGTTGTTGCGGCCATAGCCGAACCCCGGAGGCGGCGCGACGGTCGTGACCTTGATAGTCTTGCCGATGAGCTGGGTGAACTGGTCGCCTCCGCCCGCGATGGCGAGCTTGTAGAGGTCGATGTGGACGTGCGGCTTGAGGCCCTGCTTGGCCTCCTTGCCGGCAGGTGTGATGGTCCAGGTGCGGTAGCCGCCCTTGGGTCCGACCAGCACGAGCCGGATGTTCATCTTCGGATTGCCGTCAGGCCAGAACGCCGGGCCGGTCGGGCGACCGTCGGCGCTGAACTCGTTGGCCTGCACTTCCTGGATGGCTGCCACCGTGCCGATGAGCTCGAGCGCGAAGCCCGCGTCATCAGGTCGGGAGTAGTTCCAGTTGTGGCTGTCCCCCGACGGGACTGGGTTGAGACTCATTGTGCTCCTTCCGTGCCGATGAACGTGTAGTCCATCGGCTTCCAGATGTGTCGTAGATCGTTGATGTTGTAGCTGCCGTAGTGCCTGTGCAGCCTGCCGAGCTTGACGCGCCAGGACTCTGACCACGCTTCGAGATGCTTACGCTGCATGTTGGTCAGCGTGTCTTCCATCATCTCCTCGAAGTCGTCGACGTAGTACCGCTCGGGTCTCAGCGGATGGCCGTCGGTCATCTCTCCGATGCGGACGATGACGAACCAGTTGACCATGTCGTTGTTGCGTCTGCCCTGCGTGAACGACAGGTCGTCGTTCTCGATCATGCGGAGCAGTCGCTCCGGTCCGAACGAGCAGGGGTCAGCCACATACTGGCTAGTCACCGTCGTCCACCATGGCGCCGTAGCCCTCCATCAGCATCTTGCTGATCTCGGCCTCGTCCATGATCTCGCCGCGACCGAGCTTCGCCCAGTCCGACTTGCCGTACTGCTTGATGCCCATGATGAGATCGTAGAGTGTCAAGGTGTTACCTCCCTTCGGTCTCTCGTCGATTGCGCTGGTCGAGCCTGACCTTGAGATAGGTCTTGAGTGCAGACCAGAACTCACGGTTGAGCGTCGCGCGCGGCACACCGTTGGACACCTTGTCCTTGGTGTAGACCGCGGCGTTCTTCTGGTTGCCCATCAGGTCGAGCTTGGCATACGGGAAATGGCTGATGGGGATCTGCCTGTCGGTCTCGAAGTACAGGTGGAATGACCCCGGCTTCGCAGGATTTTCCCAGGTTTCTGTGAAGTTCCGATACCTGTTGCCGAACTCGATGACCTGCTCGTCGACCTCTCCGTGTCCGACACCGTCGATGTCGATGACGATGAAGGTCTGAGCGTAGAGGTTCTGACCCACCCAGCCGCACGGTGACAGGGCTTGCGCCTCTGCCCTCTCGTACAGGGTGGGCTTGTACTCTTGCGAGTAGCCCCACTTCTGGAGCGGCAGGTTCTGGTCCGAGCACGGGAACCACCTGCGGTCCGTGCCTGTCCAGCCTCGTGGCCACTTGTCGAAGTCACGCAGCTTGGAGTCGGGCACGGCGATGAAGTTCTCGCTGCCCGGTTTGAGCAGCGGGTTGAGCACTGAGGACTGGCGGGATGTCCGGTAGTTCCAGTTCCCCTCTTGCCACGCTCGCGCGTCCTTCTCTCGGAGCGGGAGGTCGAGCTCGGTGCAGAGTGCGACGCACTTCTCGAACGTCACACCCATGCACCCGGCTCGGAACATGGCGAAGTAGGGAGACTCTCCCTTGTGGAACAGGTCCTGCCAGTCAAGCTCACCAGGCACGACCGGATCCCTTCCAGATCGGCACGTCGAACAGCTTGGATGGACGCTGTGTCGCTGCCGTGACCACCTCGTTGTCGAGCTCACTGACCTGCGTGGCTGACATGTAGGCGATGAGCTTGCCCATGAAGTAGGTGGTCTCCTTGCTCTCATTGGGATTGGGCACGTCGGCCTCGGTGAAGAACGTCTTGAGGTCGGCCAGTGTCTCGCACTGATCGAGCGACTCGATGATGGCGAGCAGAGCCTTGTCCTCTTCAGGAGTCTCGGTGATGCCGCTCTGCTCGGTCGCCCAGCCCAGCAACCGTGCCTTCGTCTTCTCGAACGTGGTGTCGTCTCTGAAGCTGGCGTAGATGGAGTGGACCATGGCCGGCGCTATCCCACCGGTCAGCCAGAACGGATCGTCACGTCGGATCTGAGTGGCGATGCGGATGAGGTTCTCCATCGTGCGTGGAGTCCAGTAGTTCCAGTCCGTGGCGGAAGCAAAGCCCTGCTTGTACTGGTCAGTGATGGCCTGGATGATGCGCTTGTCAGGCTCCACGCCCCACGTCAGACGCATGTACTTGACCCAGGTGTCCGGGTGCCAGTTGACCGTCACCCACCAGAAGCGTTGCTTGGTCTGAGGCAGCAGCTCGCATCGTCCTTGAGGATTACCCATGGCCACGATGACCAGTGACGGGAGCTTCTTGCCCGAGAGCATGGTGCGTTCCTGGATGAGGGTGAGGCAGGCGTTGAGCGTCTGGATGTTGCCGTTGGTGAACTCGTCGAACGCGAGCACGTCACCATCCTCGAGCTCGAGCAGGGTGGAGTAGTCGAACACCTCCATCTGCTGCGTGTCAGGCACGGGCATCGGCATGCCGCTGATCTCGGATGGCATGCGTTGGCTGATGATGAGTTCGCAGTACCGCTTGTCGTGGGCTTCGGCCCACTGCTTGACCTGCGATGTCTTGCTCAGTCCGGGGTCCGACATCAGCCCGAGTGCCACGTCGTCGCGGACCTTGTCGACCACGTCGAGCAGGTGTGTGATCTTGTCCAACTAATACCCTCCCTTCGCATGCTCGGCGAAGTCGTCGAGATACCAGAACAGCATCCCGTCCTCTGACCAGACCTCGTAGTCCTTGACCGAGCGTCCATGCTTGGCGATGACGAGAAACCCTCGCACGCTTCCGACATTGGACGCCTCGGTCTTGGTCTCATCGAGCCAGTCCTGCCGCTGCTTGCGGCTGACGTTGACGGTCTGTCTGCCACCCTTGACTTCGAGCACGGCCGAGACACAGCCATGCCCGCCTCTGATGTGGATGTCACCTTGGTCGGACTGTCCTTTGAGCACGACACGGTAGGCGTCGAGCCCGGCCGCCAAGAGTTCCTTGACGACACGGGTCTCGGCCGCCGTGCCTTTGGCTTTCGGCTTGTTCACCATCGGCGCTCTGTCCTCGTGAAGAACTTCGCCCAGTCCGTGTGGTGATGGACCGTGGCGTCGGGACAGGCACGCATGGCCCAGCGGCAGTAGCCTGCGCCGTGCGTGTAGCTGCGTCCGTAGGTGTCGTTCTCCATGCAGAAGAACGAGTAGATGTTCTCGATCCTGAGCTTGGCCAGCTCATCGTGCAGCTTCGACTCGTAGCTCTCGGGGTTGTCCGAGTCACCGAAGCAGATGATGTTGCGGTAGTTCATGTCGCGGGTGCGCAGGATCTCGTTGAACATCCGGCCTTCGTTGGCGTAGTTGATGCGCCGGCGCACGTCACGGATGTCGAGGCGCCTGGCCTCTTCATTGGTGAAGAACTCGGAGCGGCCGCCGGTGATGATGACGTCGGCGTTGGTGATGTCGCTGATCGTGGCGATGAGCATCAGCATCCCGGTCGAGACACCGTCGGGAATGGATCCCGAGATGTCGAGGATGACCAGGTTGCGTGCCTTCGGCATCTCCACCAGCGAGCCGACACACAGACCGAGCTTCTTGTTGTAGCCGTCGGCCCACTCGAAGTTGTTCGTCACGTTGACGCTGATCGCTTCGCGGATGTCGGTCATGAAGACCGGCAGCATCTTGAGATCGGCGAGCATGTCGAGGTCGATGTAGGTCGAGCGGTCCTGAGCCAACACCTCGAACGGTGTGGTGATGAGCTCGTTGGACCCGGTCGAATACGTCGTGCCCGACGAGCCATCGTCAGACGGACGCATGAACACACGCTCGGGCTCGAAGGGCAGACCCGTCGCGTCTTGGTAGATGACCTCCCAATCCAAGTACCCGTGCTTCTTCATGAGGATGGGCACGAGCAGTCTGAAGATGAGCGGGAAGTCCACCTTGGTGCCGATGACATACGGTATGCCGGGCGGTGGCGCTTCCTCTTCGGGCTCGACCAGGTAGATCTCGGGCCAGCCTGTGAACGCTCTGTTCTTCAGAGTCATGGGAAGTTCGATGCGTGTAGCCACGTCGACCTTCCTTCCTGTGGAGTCGCCTACCCGCCGGGCAGCGGCATGTGCATACCCGGCGGGCAGTCATGGCGTGGATGTGGCCTAGCGGATGGCCACCGAGTTGACGAGCTTGCGCACGTCGGGGTCGCAGTAGGCTACGACCGTGTCGACCACGAACCCACGGGTGATGGTGAGCGGATCGACGAGGAACTTGCTCGACGTCCAGACCTCGTCGGTGGGATCGAGCAGGATGTAGTCCAGCTCGAGCCAGGTGGCGAGCGTCTTGAACTTCTTGAGCATCTCGTCAGCGTCGTCGACCGACTGCTTGGCGAGCCACTCGTTGGCCAGCGCCTCGGCCTCAGCCTTGGCCGCGTCCTTGAGCGGGGTGGCCACGGTGATGCCGGTGGTCAGCGGCTTGGGCGAGCTGACCTCGGGGCGGACGAACTCGATCTTCTCGCCCTTGGCGAGCTTCTCGATCTCTTCCTTGTGAGCCTTGGCGAACTCGACGTGAGCCGCCAGGGTGTGGATGGAGTTGACCTCGTCGGCGAGGATGGCTGCCGGGATGACGTTGTTGTCAGCGTCGACGAGCCAGCCGTCGTGGACCCGGAGGTCCTTCTTGAGTACGAGCTTCACGCCCGTCTCCTCTCTGTGTGTGCCTCAGTCTTCGACTGAAGCGAGCCAGTCTTGCATCTGCTTGAGCATCGTGCGCAGGTTGAGCTCGGTGCCTGCCCAGCTACGGGCGTCCTCCTGTCGGCATAGGTGGTAGATACGCTCTGCCTGCTCACGGTCGAAGCCGCCTTCCATCATGTACTCGATGGACTGTTCCATCTTGCGGTCGGCGTACAGCCTGGTCTTGCTCTCACTCGCCCAGTCACCACGAGCAAGGGTCTCTTCGACCCACTCGATGTACTGCCTGGCGACTGGTCGGGTGTCGATGCCACGGGCCATGCCCTTGGGACAGCGATCGAACTGCCGTGCCCAGAACATGACGTCCACATCAGCGATGTCGAACTTCGCATTGAAGTGGTTGACGTGTGCGACTCTGTGGTCTGGCCCCCGCAGGTCGATGAACGTCCTGGTGCGGATGTCCATCCCTACCATAAGGTAGTCCATGTCGAAGCGTTTGACCACGCCGATCACGTCATCGGCGCCGTCGTGCCAACTCAGGTTGAGCTTGGGGTATCCGGCCAGCTCGAGACCCACGGTCTGCAGCTTGAACCTGCGCTTGGTGGTGTCGTCCCAGTAGCGGATGCGCTCCGCCTTGAAACGCTCGATGTCGGAGGCCGGCTGCCATCCGTGGCACATGAACAACTGGACGAGCGAGGACAGACACGCCTTCGTGTAGCAGAAGACGTCGAGGTCTGTCTCATCCGGCCAGGTGTTGAGCTCGTCGAAGGTGAAGGTCGGCTCGGGACAGTAGGCAAGGATGCTCTGTCCCGTGTAGCACGCCTTCACTTCGGACGGGATGAGGCCGAGTATCTCGTCGACCTTGTCGCGTGAGAACGCACCATTCATCGGGGAGCACCTGCCTTGATGGCGAGGCGCAGTCCCCTGAGTTCGAGGATGGCACGGTCGATGAACTCGACGGCCTCGGTCGGTCGGTCAGGATTGGATGCACATGCGCTGGCTGCTGACAGCCACGCTCGCGCAACCTGGAACCTGGGGCTGAACCTGCCCCGTTGGATCTGAACGATAGCCTTGGGCATGGTTCGCCCCTTCCTGTGGTGGGAGTGCTAGTACCCGCGCTCCATGCGGACGCGGTAGTCGTAGGTCGCATCGTCCTCGTCGAAGAAGTAGTGACCGTTCCCCCACCCTTCCAGGGTGTGAGCGTAGACGTCACCGGTCACATACTCGTACGGCTCTCCGATCATGGCTGTGTCCATGGGGCGGTGGCGTTCACACAAGACGATGGCGACTGCGGTTCGGATGCCGTCGAGCGGAGTGCCCGCGGCGATGACCTTGCACCCTTCGGGTGGATGCCAGTCTGGTGATACGCCAGGGACATGGAGTCCCGTCGCTTCCATGGTTATGCGTCCATCTCTTGCTGTTCGCTCACAGCGGGCGTGGCTCCGAGGCTCTCAGCCTCGTCGACGAACTGTCCCCACCGTACGAACTTGACGTCGCCGCCGAAACGGACAGCGAGTCGTAGTGCCTTGAGCTCTGAACGCTCAGGTGTGAGCCTGTTACCTGGCCCGTAGACGATGAAGATTCCATCGTTCGCCTTGCGTGTCATCGTGCTCCTTTCGTAGAAGATGACTGATGTCGAGCTTCTCGTGTGAGGTACTCACCTCCCATCGGTGGCCGGTCACATGTACGCCGTGCATCGTGCGATGCCGTCCTCGTTGCCAGTATCCATAGCACTCCGAGTTGGCGCTCGGAGATACGGGAATGAGTTTGCAACGGGACGAGCGTACGCATGATGCACAGAGTGGATGGTCTTGTGGTCGCATGGTGCTACCTCTTCTTGAAGTAGTGAGCGCCACAGACAGAGCACGTTCCTTCGGACGTGGAGTTAGCTCCCTCTTTGCCGAGTCTGACTGTGAGGATCACGACCTTGTTGCCGCATCGGCGGCAGCGTTGTACCGACTTCGTCCAGTTCATCGCTTGTGCCACCTCTTGTTAGGACACGGTGTCCACTGCGGATAGGTGGCAGGGTCACCTCTGTCCAGACGTGGGTCGTGGCTGTGACAGACAGGGCAGACGGGCGGGACGTGCTTCTTCACTTGTCCCACCCTTCCACCTGCTCGGGGTCGTGTGCCTTGGCCAGGCCACGCACGTTGTCGAGCCATGGCCTGGTCGGACCCATGTCGAACGTGGGCTCGATGCCCTCGTCCTCTGCCACGGTCGTTGGTACGAACGGGGCAGGGTCATCGAACGCCGCTTGTACCGGGCGGTTGCTGAGCTTGGGTGCGCGTCCGTAACCGAACGCCTTCTTCAGTGCGGTGATGCTCTGAACAGGGCCGGCTTCCCAGATGTCCTTGGTCAGGTACACCTTCTGTTGGTCAGCCCTCGTCGTGCCGATGATGCACGTCACACCGTTGGTCTCGACCACCGCATGGATGGTGAGCCCGATGAGGTCAGTCGGTCTCATGCTTCACCTCCTTGTCCTCCTCGTTCTTCGATGCTTGCTCGATCTGTGCCTCGGTGCAACCTCGTGGCCTGAACTCGAGACAGTCACCTGAACCGGGGTGGTGCCCCCAGCAGTGGTCGCTCGAGACCTGGCAGGGTAGGAGTGCCATGACTTCCCTCCTTCGTATCGACAGAACATGACGCGAGAGACACAAGGGATGTTCTCGCTTCTTGCCCGGTGCTCGGTCGTTGCCCTTGTCTCATTCATCAACAAGCGTAGCAACGCCGAGAACACAAGGGAGCGAGGGAGGAGGCAAGGGGGAGAGAAGCGCAGGGGGACTTCGTCCTTTCGGCTTGTGACCGACGATGACCCGGCCCCGATGGGGTGACGAGCAAAAGAACTCCCAAGTGAGCGAGTGTGCAGACCGGCGGCTCCCGTTGCCGGCCTGCACTCTCGACTCGATGGTACTAGAACGTCTCGCCGTCGACCACGACGAGGTCGCCGTCGTCGGTCTCGACGAACTCGGCACCCGGCACGATCGTGAACTCGTTGCCGAGCCAGCGTGCGGCGAACTGCTCGCCCGTCTTGAGCTTGCCGCGGTCCGCCGAGCTCATCATGTTGATCGTCGCAACCGACCCGTCCTCGACCAGGAACGACAGCTCGTACATCGGCCGTCCGTCCTTGGTCTGCGTGTCCTTCCAGCCCAGCAGGATCCCGATGACTTCCTGCGTCCTGGCCTGGATCTCGCCGGTCTGCAAGCCCAGCTCCTCCGCCATCTTGGCGTAGTCGACTGTCTTCGGCACCGTCCTCGCCTCCTTCTGCTCTTCGGGCATGCTCCCAATAGCACACCCCAAGACACAAGGGAGCGAGGAGACGAGGGAGCAGCGGCAACCTCGGGGAACGAAGACTGCCTCGACCCTCCTCATATCCTGAGAATCACAAGCTGCTCACTCGCCCATTCGGCAAGTGATCGGATAGGACTCGGCTCCCCCCTGTGGTGGAGCGAGGGGTCTTGGTCTGCTCGATGCGGCAAGTGATCGGATACGACCCGGTCCCTCGCTCAAGCGAGGTCGACTCGATTCGATTGCCTCGTTCGTCCTTGCCCACGCATCAGGTGGAAAAGGACTCCCAAGGAACGGGAGCCCTTCACGCGCACAGCGACACGGGAGCATCACGCCCCCGTGCCGCCATGCCCGAGCAGACCTAGAAGGTCTCGCCATCGACGACGACGAGGTCGCCATCGCTGGTCTCGACGAACTCGGTGCCGGCAACAATCTGGAACTCGTTGCCGACCCAACGCGCGGCGAACGCCTCGCCAGTGCGGAGAGCGCTGCGATCGGCAGACGCCATCATGTTGATGGTCTGCACGCTGCCATCCGCGACCAGGAAGGACAGCTCGAACATCGGACGACCGTCCTTGGTGGCGGTGTCCTTCCAGCCGAGCAGGATGCCGACGACCTCTTGGGTGCGAGCGGCAATCTCGCCAGTCTGCAGTCCGAGCTCGGCTGCCAGCTTGGCATAGTCGGGAGCCTTCATCGTACCAACCTCCTCAGGAGACGTGGGAGCGCGCTTATCGCACTCCCTGAATCACAAGGGGACGAGGACACCGTTGCGAGTGGCGCACGCTGAGGGACATTGAATCTTTGAACACACTGCGAGAACCGAACGACTGAAGTCAGCGGAAGCAAGCCGTCCCTGCTAGGGCAGGGAGTTCGGTTCTGCACATCAACTTCTGTCCCCACCACGCGCACGCAACGGATGCCTCGGATTCAGGGATGCTTTGAGACAGCGGTCGCTCTCTCACGCTCTCTGTGTGTATGGGGGGGTGGGTATATATGTATTAGAGGGATGAAAGGATAGATGGAAGTACCCCCTACACCATTTCTCCCCGTTCCCAGATTCCGCCCCGCACAGGTAGACCTGTGCTGCTTTGCGCCCGAGGCGTGCGGTCTGTCACGCTTCAGACCCGCCTGCGTCCGTGGACGCTTTGATGCCAACGCACCAGGCGTCCGTTGACCCTGTTGGCCTTTGCGTGCGGCTGTTTCTCTGGTTTCTCGGCTTCCTCCCGCTCCGCTCGCGTCGCTGCGCTCCGCTCGACGTCGCGGTCGGGGAAGTCGATGGAAGTGGAGGGGTTGGTGGTGGGGTTGACCAAGGATGCTAGTGTTCTAGCCCCCCTAGTGCGGCGAGTGATTTTTTCTTCGGGGGTTGCCGCAGGGACCCCCTGTTGGAGCCGTGTGCTTCACGGTGCTCTCGGACACGGCTCCGCTGATCCCTCTGACGGAAGTCGTGTCCGGCGGTCAGCCGACAGGTGAAGCCAACGGTGTGAGGTTGCTGTGGGGAGCTACGCTTCTGTGGGTGCGGTCACCCCCTGTGGGGGCGTCCATTTGGAGACGGAAACGGGTCCGCTCTTGCCTCCCGGAGGTTGGCTGGCGAACCCGTGGTTCTTCGACTGCTTGGCCTTGACTGTTGCTTTGTGCGTCCTGCGTGGCATAAGATGGCCTCGGTACTTGATGAGAGGCGCCCACACTTCGCCGTGACGGGGCGCTTCTCGCGTTTTCAGTGGCTTGATTCTCCCCCTCGGTATCGGTAGTGTCAATACCACCGAAGCCCCCCACAGGGAGGAACGAAGATGGCTGAGTCCAGCGAGACCATGCCCGTCGACCTTGGAGCCAAGATGGCTCCGTCGCACACGCTCACCGACGATCCGTGGGCGCACCGCTCCGCCGGGATGAGGTGTTCGAGCTGCATGTGGTTCGTCGAGAAGGCGGGCACCACGTCGGGTGTGGGCCGCTGCCGGCGCCATGCTCCCACGATGAACGGTTACCCGGTCGTGTTCCTGATGGACTGGTGCGGCGACCACAAGCTCGACGAGAGGCGGTCATGATGGCAGCGAGGTTCAGGAAGAAGCCGGTCGTCATCGAGGCCGAGTTGTTCGATGGCTCGATGGCTTCGGCGGATTCGATCGAGAAGTGGTCCGGTGGTATCACGAGCGCGAACGTGCTTGATGACCTTACGACGCTTGTGATCGACATCCCTACGCTCGAGGGGACGATGAGAGCGGTCGCCGGTGACTTCATCATCAGGGGCGTCCAGGGTGAGTTCTATCCCTGCAAGCCCGACATCTTCCACGCGACCTACGAGTATGTGGAGTAGCTGATGGCCCTGGACTTCGATGCACTCAACGAGGTCGCTCAGGTCGAGACCGAGCCCGACCAGACCATCATCGAGCGGCTCAGGTTCGACGATGCGCTCGATGTGCCCCATCAGCTGACCGACGTCGACGTGTGGCTCAACTACTGCAACGACGACCTCTACCACATGGACAAGGCGATCCGCGCCTACATCAACAAGAGCCGGTGGACGAGGTTGACCAAGGGCAAGATGAAGACCGCGGTGCCGCTGCTGTTCTTGCAGTTGTTCGGCCGCAAGCCCGACGCCCACGACAGCCAGGTGTGTCAGATGATGCACCGGATCCTGACCTACTACTGCACCTCCTACACCGGCATCACCAAGATCAACGGTGTGAGGTTCAACCGGGTCTACTACTTCTCCAAGTACGCGATGCGGTCGAAGAGGCCGATGTCGCTGAGGCTGCGATTGGAGGAGTCCAATGGCAGCGAGCACAGCTTCAGAGAGTACAAGCCTGGTGCAGACAAACAGGCGGAGCCTCGACGAGGAGTTACGCAACACGGCCCACTTGCAGATGGGCAAGGTCGCGTATCGAAGTGAGTACGGCACGCCACGCATAGGCGTGGACAACGGCAACCGGTGCGACGCCACCACGCACCTCGCCTCGCAGATGTTCACCGACGCGGTGTTCAACCGCGACATCCGCATGATCCAGATGATAATCACCCGTATCGACGGGGGGCTTCCGAAAGACACGGAGGTCGAGGAGTACCAGACGCTGTTCGGCGATTGCATGAACGCGGTCCTGGGACTCGGTGACGGCGAGAAGCTCAAGGTCCTACCGACCGATACCGTGATGATGGCGTTGTGCAAATCGCTCTACGACATCGCGGCGGAGGACATCTACCATGAGGTCAAGGCCGACGCCAACGGCAACAGGTGGGCGCGTTCACGCCGCCCCTCGACCGAAGCCAAGAAGGACCGTGACGCCGCCCTGCGGCTCATCACGGAGCGCGCCGGCGGCCGCAAGACCGCCATCCCCAAGACCCCCGAGCTCCAAGACGCTGTCGTCTCGGCCTCGTGGATCCCCCAGTCCTCACTACCACAAGGAGCCGATGGTGAGACGCGATGAGATGCGCCGGGTCGTCGAGGAGCTGTCCTGGCACACGGACCAGCCCAAGGTGGCGTATGAGGCCACGACGGAGAAGGAGCGGCGCGACATCCTGAAGCGCGGCTACGTCACCAAGGAGCTGTGGCGCTGTATCGCCGTTCGGCTTCCGAGGGTTGACGCTGTCAGCGAAGGCTGAGAACATCTGGTTGCGCCTTCGGCGCACTCCTTTCTGTGGGGAGCCGGGCTGGGACGGGGACTTCGTACCCCCCGTCCCGCCCCCGGAGCTCGACTCGGCAGGGAAGGAGGCGGCATCCACAGAGAGGAAGATCCCATGCACGCACCTGAGCCCCGGCATCTCAACGACTGGCTATGGAAGCCGTCCGTCGAGGAGTCCATCTGCAACAACCCGTTCCACGCCGTCATGTGCAAGGTGCTCTCCGGCTACACCGCTTCCCCGATGGACCCGTTCTGGGAAGAGGACTCGCCGTTCACCAAGCTCGCCAAGCTGGTCAAGGCCGAACTGATCCTGCCCGAGGGCGATGTCATCTATGTCCGCGAGCGCGACAACCTCATCCCGCTCGGCGAGGCCATCGGCCTGCTCGCGTACTACATGCACGTCGACCGGCATGACGCGCGCAAGGCCGCCGACGTGCTGGAGACCAACTTCCAAGGCTACTTCCCCATCACGGGCGACAAGGTGTGGCGAGGCGGCATCTCGCTCGAGTACCCGAACACGACCGTCAAAGGCGGCCCACCCAACAGGGTGCTCATCGACCTGGCCACGATGGAGGCCGAGAAGCCCGGCATCGTCCCCGGCATCCCCGAGTTCGGTGTCCACACCGTCACGAGCGCCACGACCGATGTGCTGTGGAAGTTCTTCAACCTCATCAACACGGCGGTCGGCGAGGACCACTTCTTCGAGAAGGCGCTCATGTACCCGTTCAACCAGCGGATAAGGGAGAAGTCCCATGTACTGGTGGGCAAGGGGGGCAACGGGAAGTCGTTGTTCATGCGGATGGTGCAGCGTCTGTACGGCGACCGCGCCTACACTGATGCTCCTCAGCCCAACTTCAGAGGCCACGATCCGGCCGTCATCGCTTACAACTTCGTCGGCAAACGAGTGGTCACCTTCAACGACGTCGGCGACCCCAGCGAGGCGTTCCTCGAATGGCTCAAGCGCATGATCACCGGCAACCTCGAGGTCAAGACCCCGAGCGGCGCCTGGCTCTCTGTCCCCTGCGTGACCAACTTCATGCTCGAGACGAACCACGCTCCGGCAGTGCTCGACATCGAGGCCCACGCGAGGCGCTACGTCATCCGCACCTTCGACGAGGGCTTCAAGCTCAACGAGCACATGACCGAGGTGGAGTTGGACATGATAGGAGAACGCGGTAGTATCACCGCAGGTGACCTCGTCAACTACCTGATGCACGTCAAGCCCGACATCACGGACTGGAAGACGTTCACCGCACCTGTCGTACAGGAGATGCCGGTTGCCGCAGCCGACTACTGAGGTCTGCCCCTTCGCACTCGAGGCCATCGCATACCTCGAACGTAACGACATCACCTCGATCTCGCTGATCGGGAACCAGCTCCTGGCCGCCAAGGACGGGAACCGCGACGTCTACATCTGGCTCACGCACATGAAGGACCGCGGTATCCCGATCCCGGCCCACCTGTTCGGGCGCGGGAACCACCGGCCCGCCCGTGTCGACGTCCTCGCGCTGCACCCCGATGGGAGGTTCAGGTGGCTCATCAACGTGGTGGAACAATGAAGGCCGAACAGACGGAGCTCTTCGACTCGCCGAACCGCAAACCGACCCGCCGGCGCGTCCATTCGGTCGCCGAGGCGGCGGATGCGACACGCCGTGGGAGCTGGACATGCTGGAAGGCGTGCGAGTATTGCAGCAAGGCCACCCACGAGCAGGCCCACGAGAACCCCAAGTTCCGGATATACCGCCTTTGCGAACGGCCTGGACGGCAGATAGAGGAGCTTTGCTTCGAGAAGACGAGGATCTGCGACCACGCCAAGATGATCGAGACGCGGTGGTCGCCACGTCCTGCGCCGCCGCCACCGCCTCCACGCCCCATGTCACCCGCAAGCGGGTGGGACGACTACTGATATACTCACCTCCGAGACGGGAGGTGAACCTTGGCGAAGCAGATCATCCGGGTCGAACAGTCGGACTCAGACAAGCTCTTCCGCGAGAAGGTGAACTCCAACTTCCTCCGCGTCGCCGAGGAATCCGCCGCTCCCACGCATACCCACGAGCACACTCATGACGACCCGGACCTCTCGGGCTACTGCACGATGGAGCTCTACACCGAGCTCGAGGCGCGCGTCCGTGTCCTCGAGAGCCTGATCGGCGGCGGAGGCCAGTTCACCAAAGAAGGCGGCGTCGGCGTCTGGATGGTCAACGGCACCGGCGCGGCCACCGTCCGCGGTGATGTCGTCGCGCTCGACCCGGACAGCGATAACAAGTTCGTCCTGTGCAGCGGCGGCCTCGACCCCATCGGTGTCGTCTATTCGAGGAACAAGGACATCGACGCGCTGTGCCTCATCATCGTCGCCGGCCGCGCGCAGGTGCGTCTCGAGGACGACCTGGTCGCGTATCCGGGCGACCTGCTCCTGGCGAGCGACACCGTCGACGGGCGCGCCGAGCCCGCCACGCTTGCCGGGATCTCCGACGCCGACCACTGGCGCGAGGTCGGCCATGTGAGCATGGCGACCGGCGGTGGCGAGGTCAGCACCGTGGTAGAGCACACCTTCACCGATGGCGGCTCCCCTCCCTACGCGGTGCTCGAGACGCCGGAGGCCACCTGGGAGCCGATCGGCGCCGAGCCGACCGCGGACTGGCGGTGGCAGGTCGACGTGAGCTACCTGTTGCAGCTTGATGAGCTCATCTCGGATGTCGAAAGGTTCACCGTCATCCACTCGATCAACGCAGGAACGCTCCCTGCTCCATGGCAGGCAGGTATCACCGACCTCGTGTCCTGGGTCTTCTACGGGCAGATCTACGACCCGGCCTCTCCCAGCGTGGCGGTCAAGGGCGATCGCAGCCTCGGCAACCGTGCCATCGCGGGAGGCACGCTCGGTGCGGACGACTGGCATTACGAGATCGAGCGCATCCCCGGCACCAGCGCGAACTGGCGCTACCGGGTCAGCTATGACGCGGGCTCGACCTGGAGCGGATGGTCGAACCTCTCGACCGGCACCTACACCGACGGGTCCTACAAGTGCTCGATGAAGTTCAGGTGTGCGGGGACCGTCGACGTGAACAACACCGGTGGCGCGTCTGCCGCTCCGACATGGTTCCCCGATTCGAGCATCTCGGTATCGGAGATCACGGTCTCAGGTACGACCGTCGAGACTCTTCCCGAGCCTGATACCGAATACCCCGGCCTGACGTGGGCCGTCGTCCACTTCAACTAGGAGTCATGATGATCCATCCCGACAGATGGACTCCCACGGTCAAGAAGCGCGAGACCGCCTTCGGCGACTTCTCGACGCCGAACCTGTTCGACAAGGCCAAGAACAAGGCCGGCCAGATCGGGCGCAGCGTCAAGTCCAAGGTCGACAAGGTCGCCGAGCGCAAGGTGACGCCTTACATGCAGGGGCCGGTGAAGTACCGCAAGGGCGACGGGCAGCTCTCGACCAAGGAAGAGAATCTCGCTCTGCCGCATCCGACCCCGGCACACGCCGAGCAGGCGCAGGCCAATGAGCTCAAGACACGCCCCAAGGTGCGGACGAGCTACGCCGGGGATCCTCGGGCATACGGTGGCGGCCCCGAGACGCCCGCTATCAAGCGCGGACTGGCGCTCATCACCGGGCCGACCGGCCAGGACATGGGCTCGCTTATCAACCCGAAGCTTCTTGAAGAGGTCAAGGAGCAGGGCTTCCCGCCTCCCGCGGACCCGATGGACATGGACTTCGAGCCGACTCCGCAGCAAGAGCTCGTTGGACAGGCGTTGAGCGCGCCGATCATATCCACTCTCGAGGTCGGCGGTGACGCGCTCAACCGTCTCGGAGGAGGCAGGCGCAACGCCGCCGACAACCCGTACCGCGAGGACGACGACCCGGTCTATCGCTACGTCACCCCCGAGAACGAGGAGTTCACCTCGGCCGACCTGAAGCACTACTTCTCGATGGGCGACGGTGAACCGGTCACCGACGAGTTCCTGAACACGGCCCGCGCCTACAAGCCCGAGTTCTATACCCACCACGTCCCCGGCGCGGAGCTTGCCTCGGACGGGAAGACCTGGGTGCGCTACACCCATCTCGCACTCGGAGACGAGAAGAACCCGGTCATCGTCCCTGTCGAGGACTTCGAGAACCGCACCTACCTCGGCCAGGGGATCAGCCCGGACTACATCGGCCCCGAGCTCGACGAAATCTGGCGCACCCAGATCAACGAGAACAAGTTCGGCACCGCCGTCCCGCGCGCCCCGCTCCAGGACCGCACGAACAAGTGGGCGTGGGAGCCCGGCTTCGACCCGAAAGACATCCCGTGGGACGAGCAGATGGAGTGGTACACCGACCTCTCGCTCGGTTCCTCGCCCTACTATGTGCCCGGCGTGCGCTACGGCGCGGGCGCTGCGCGGGCGCTTCCTTATGCGCTTGGGTACGAGGGCGAGACCGGTATGGGCCAGGGAGTCGGGCTCGACAACGTGATGGGCATGGGGAACCTGTCCTACAACGACAAGGACCTCAATGTCGGCCAAGCGGTCGGCGGCACCGTCCAGCCGATGGTGGAAGCGTGGGCCGAGTACGGCCTGTCGGACACCGCGGTCGGCGGTGCCATGAAGCTCGCCAAGGTCATGCCGAAGGGGTTGCGCACCTCTCTGTCGAAGACCGCCGCTGCCCAGGCGTTCGGCCCGCTCGGCAGGACGCTGCCCGCGCAGGTGGTGGCCGGCGGCCTCACAGAAGGGTTCGAGGAGATCCTCGGCGTCATCCCCGGCATGATCGCCCAGGACGGCCTTGGCAACCTCGGCCGTGACCGCAAGTGGAACGACAAGATGGAGCGGTGGGACTACGGCAAGGGTGACTTCTGGACACGGGCGGGCAACGTCGGCACCGCGATGGGCGAGGCGTTCGCATCAGGTGCGGCCATGGGCCTGCCGATGTCGCTCGGTGGCGAGCTCCTCTCGCGCGCCAAGGGAGAAGGCACGACCGGCAAGAAGCCATACGTCGCACCGCCACAGATAGAAGCCGCACCCAGAGCGGACGGTCAGAGCCAAAGCGACCGTATCGCCGCGTTCCGTGATGAGAGGGCTCGCTGATGTCGAAGACCCATGGTGCCCCTACCGTCGGCCCCGGCGGGACCAGAGGCGATGCCGAGCAGGGGCAACCGCGCATCAACATCCCGAAGATCGAGGTCGATGTACCGGCTATCGAGACCCCGGTCACCGAGGCACCGGCGGAGACCGGAGCACCGCAGGGTACACCCCAAGGCGCACCGAAGACCGTGGTGCCGCCTGCGGCCCCGGCGCCTGTCGCTCCTCCTGCGGGCCCTCGCCCCGGCACGGTCGAAGCGATGCAGGGGATCCCGAAGCCGGTCGAACAACGCGCCGAGCAGACCGTCCTTCCCGGCTTCGAACCACCTCCGGCACCCCTCGAAGGACCGCCTCCGGTCAGCGCACCGCCGGCTCAGGGCCAGGCTCCGATCCCCGACCTGATGCAGACGCAGGCGGTCGAAGGCACGGGCGCTCCTGCGGCGCTGGGCGCAGAGCAGCTCGGGTCGCTCCAGACGCAATCGACCGTCGTGAAAAACGAAGAGAAGCTGCTCGAGCAGGGCGGCCTCGAGGCGACTTCCCCCGTGTCTCAAGCGCGTGTCCCGACCGTCGAGGAACTGACCGGTGGCGAAGACCTGTTCGCGGCCGAGCAGACCGACGTGATCGCGAATCGTGCGGTCGACATGGAGGATATGGTCCCGCCGACCAAGGCGACCAGGGCGAACCTGCCTGACCGCTCGTCGAAGGCCGTGCTCAAGGAGCAGCGCGAAGAGGCGACCGCCGGGTACGGCACCGACGAGACGGGAACGGCCGTCCGCGGCAAGCTCTCCGCAGGGTGGGACGTCAAGATCCACGAGATCTCGGTGTCCGCCGAGCAGCTCGTCGACGCATGGCGGCATCAGACCTCCGGTCTGCGCGAGCTCATGACCGAGTACGGCTACGACCAGGAGCAGATGCTCGCCAACCGCGCGTACGCGATCTGGGCCGTGACAGACCTGTTCACCAACAACGACATCGAGGCGCTGGCGATGAAGGCGCCGCTCGTCGACGAGGCGTCGGTGCATCGCCGCGTGGTCCGTATCAACAAGGGACGCGGCATCAAGATCAACCCCATCGTCTTCACGATGTGGAACGCCGACTTCGACGGCGACGACATGATCCTGTCCTTCGGCAGGGAGGCCATCCGTGACGCCAAGAGCGCGATGGACTTCCTCATCGGCACGGACGGCGTGGGCAAGATCGACCCCGACTTCTTCGACATGGCTCCCTGGGGCGACGGGACCACCACGGTCTACGCGCACCTCAGAGAGCTGTTCGAGGGAGACCCCGACAACCCGCTCCTGCTCACCGAGGCCGAGCTCAAGGGGCTGGCGAGCGCCATCGAGCGCGGGTGGTCAAAGGACTCGAAGGTGCGCGCGGCTGGGTATCGGTCGCTCCTGCGCTGGTCGAGGCAGATCGGCGAGCGGTTCCCGGCCGGCCCCGGTCGTGACGAGGCCGTCGCCAGGATACTGACCGACATCTACAACCAGAACAAAGACATCCGCATGCTCACCCTCGGGTTCACGGCGGGCTGGAACTACATCGCCCCCGCCGACCTCAACGGCGAGTACGGCGAGGAGTCCCAGTTCCCCGAGCTCGAGAGTGATTCGTCGACCCCGGCGAACATGAAGGACATGGAGCGGGCGCTCGGCACGCCGATCGGCTACGTCCCGGGCAAGAACATCCACTTCCGCGTGACCGCCAGCTTCCTCAAGGCGGCCCGCCAGGTCTCGTACTTCATGGGCATCAAGCCTCCGGGCGACACCTTCGAGGAGAAGGTCGCGCTCATGGCGAGCGGTATCGAGGCGTTCGACGAGGCCGAGCGCGGTGTCTCCGACTGGGCTCGCAGGCTCATCATCGAGTCTCTCGGCGGCTTCCCCGCAGACGGGCACCTCGACCCGAAGAAGTTCGACGCCTATATCAAGAAGTTCGTGAGGCGCTACAACTACATCGCCTACACGGTGAACTCCGTGACGGCCACCTTCAACCTCGACGACACCATCTCACCGGCCGACCGGCAGAGCTACGTCAAGCCGATCCGCACGGCGAACCAGATCGACATGAACCGCGACATCCGCAAGGAGTTCAAGAACGTCTTCGGCTCCTTCACGATGGGCAGGCTGTTCGGCAAGGAGTGCCCCAACGGCTGGGAGAACATCACGCTCGACGAGTTCGTCCACACCAACAGGGCCGATGCCACATCCCCGGCTGGCGCGAAGCTGCTCGGCCGCCCGTCGACCCCGCTCGACACGCCGGCGCATCTCATCGGCCGTCTCGCCGACCTGCGCACCAGCTTCTCCAAGACCTACAACGACGAGTTCACCAAGTCGCTCAAGAAGCAGTTCAGCCCCGGCGGCGAGCTGCTCTTGCGCAAGGTCGGGATCCTGCGCAAGGAACAGCGGGTGGCCAAGAAGAACTCGGCACAGCTCGACGCCGACATGATCGTGCTGCTCGATGCCATGCGCTCGTTCTCCGTCGACATCTTCTACTTCCTCGGGTTCAACTCACCGGCCGATCTGGAGCGAAACCCGCTCGGCCAGAAGTTCCTGGGCGCGACCAACTACAACAAGCTCGGCGGCCTGATGTACGAGGCCGCCACCCGCTACCGGTTCGAGCCGGTCCAGCACGCAGAGAGGGAACTGCGCGCCGCGAAGAACGGCAAGGAGCGTCGGCACTGGGAGAGCGTCTTGCGCCACGAGCTCGGGGAGATCGCATCGAGCTCGGAGACCTGGGCTGTCATCGTGCATGACTACGAGAACGGCGGGGACGTGCTCCCCCGCGTCCTGCTCTCCGACATGACCAAGACGCAGAAGGAAGCCGAGATCGTCAAGCTCGTCCACGAGAGCATCGTCGGACGACACGGCTACAACAAGGACGAGGTGGCCGCCGGGCTCATGGGCAACCCGAAGGGGCTCTACGCCCGCGACCGCTTCATCTCCGACTTCGGTCACACGAACCTGATGAAGAACGTGAAGGCCGCATCAGACACCATCGACCGGTACGCCAAGCTCAACTGGACGACGATGGTGACCGACATCAAGAACGCCCGCGCAGGGGCGAAGCCCGACGAGATGAAGCAACTGCTCTCGCGCATCGCACGCGACCCCTCCATCCTCGTGCCTATCGAGAACTGGCAGATCGGCGACGCCGTCCTCTCGCTGATGGAGAAGTCCTACCCGTCCTCGGAGAAGGCGCAGCAGGAGCCAGAGGTCGCCTACATCTACTCGGCCATCAGCAACCTCATCAACGCTGGGACGTGGTCGGACCTCGTCGTCGGCGGTGACTTCGCCGTCGGCTCCATCTCCGCGATACGTCTCGCCCAGTCTCCGGGCATCCTGGCCAAGGCGATCTCCGACCCGAACTTCGCCATCCGCGTCTACGACGGGAAGGGCTCGACCATCCTGTCGCAGTACGCCCTGTTCAAGAAGAACAACCCGTCCGACAAGGAGATCTGGGACTGGCTCGAGAACAACCCGCGCATGGCGATGGCGCTGCGCCTCACCACCATGGGCAACAGCGTCAACAAGAAGACCGGGTTCTCCTACACCAACGCGACCAAGACGCTCGAGAAGTCGATGTACGAGCTGCGCAAGCCCGAGTCGGTCCCGATGCGCTGCCTCAAGAAGCTCGCCGACCATCCCGGCTTCTATGCGATGGTCGCGCTCTCCGTCCCCATGGAGGGCCAGCGCAGGGTGCAGCTGAGGAAGACGGCAGGTGACAACGTCTGGAACGTCATCGAGCTCATCCGCTCGTTCAACAAGACCGGCATGACCGGTGAGAAGTTCGTCGAGGAGCTCGTCAAGCGCAACGGGCTTCCCGAGGGCATCACGCTCGACGAGGTCAAGAGGCTCTACAAGGAGGGCCAGAAGGCGACGACCTCGATCGCCGAGGCCGACCAGTACGACGTGCGCGACACGCGCGAGTACCAGATAGGCCAGCTCATGGCGCACCTCGCGGCCAACCTCGAGGAGTACGCGGGTATCGTCGACACCATCCCCGGTGGCTCGCTCGGATTCCCTCCGCGCAAGATCGCACTCGACCTGTTCCAGTTCAGCGACGAGACCACGCTGCGGTCGTACTTCGACGCGGTGCAGGTCATGAGCGGCGCCAAGACGGAGGTCTCGACCTCGGTCAACGCCGCAGAGTCGAAGAAGAACGCCGCGCTGATGTTCCTCGCCCAGTACGTCCCGAAGGCGTGCGGCGCGCCCGAGCCTGTCCGGATGAAGACCGGGCAGCTCGCAGCCGTGTGGGAAGACCACATCGGCGACCAGGTGTTCTTCCCGCCGCTCACCGAGGACGGCAGCCCGGAGTGGTACTACATCAACGAGGCGAACCTCGAGTTCATCACCGAGTACGCGAACGAGAACTACGGCGGCATGGTCATGATCGAGGACACCGCGGCCTGCGTCGACCCGCTCTGCCGGTGTGCCCGGCACGCCAAGGCCGACCCGTCCACGAACTTCACGGGGCTGCAGACCACCGAGCTCGGTAGGTTCCTCACTGTGGTGCGTACGTTCTCGGGAGAGACGCTCAACCTCAAGATCAAGACGACCGGCGACGACGAGACCGACTCCATCACCAAGAACAAGGTCTTCGAGATCCTCGACGTCGGTCTCGAGCGCAGGCTCAACGACGAGTGGGTCAAGCTCGGCATGAACCCGGCGCCCGAGACGCTGCTGGTCCTGCGCACGATGGTCGCCGAGAAGATGAAGGAGACCTACAAGGAGATGGGCTACGGCGAGGAGCTCACGCTCGACGACTTCACCGCGCTCGCTCATTTCATGGTGCGCCCCTACGAGGCCGCCGACGGGCTGATGAAGATCAAGCTGCTCTCCATCGGCCAGCTCAACGCCATCTGCCACGAGGCGGCGACCGCGTACGTCAACGAGCTCGGCGACCAGATCACCCACCAGGGTGTGCTCGACAGGATGGTCGAGGCGCTCTCCGACGACAGCATCGTCGCCTCCGAGATGGACATCAACGACGTGACCGCGCTGGTCGACGTCGCGCCCAAGATGTTCATGACGCCGAGGCTGAAGTACCAGCGCATGTCGAGCACGGGGCGCAACCTCGAGCTCGCCAAGCAGATCGTCAAGGAGAACCCCGACGTCCGTGCCCTGTCGGAGGAGGCGATGGACGACTACGAGTCCATCCTGCTCAAGAAGGACAAGCGCGGCCTGGTCGACAGTTGGAAGAACCTCAACCTGTTCGGCGAGAAGTACATGAACAAGCGCTACAAGCTGCGCCTCATCGGCATCTTCACCGACAAGGGTTCCATGTCCGAGGAGTTCATCGGCCCCCGCAACTGCTGGCTGCTCAAGCGCGGCGGGGCGTCGGTCGACACGATCGCCAGGGCGTACCGGCTCGGTATCACGGTGCTCATCGAGAACCCGTCCGAGGTCGACTGGAAAGAGGTCAGTCGCATGACCGGAGGGGAGATCGACGAGAGGCAACTCGTCGACAAGGGCGGCAACCGCTGGCTCATCCCGATGTTCGACATCCGGCTCAACGGACAGAACCGCTCCGAGAACCACGGCGCGTTCGACGCGGGCGTGGTCCACGTCCTGCCCGAGAGCGTCTACTTCTACTTCGAGAGCATCCTGAACAAGGACGCGGCGGCTGACGCCGAGTTCATCCCGACCAAGTGGTTCTCGGACAACATCACGTTCAAGCGCACCGGCACCTACCGGCTGCCCGCCAAAGCGGCGTTCGCCAACCTGATATGGGAGCAGCGTCCCCGTGGCGGCCCCGGTGTGGTCAACATCGACATCGCCACGCGCCAGCAGATCGAGGACTACTTCGTCGACGGGTACGTCTCCGACACGGCGGACGACGCGCCACCCGAGCTCGACAAGAGCATCCCGCTCGATCTGGGCAAGGCCAACACCGAGGAGGGGAGCCGTGAGAACAACCGGTTCCTCGAGGACGTGAAGGTCTACCTGTCCCGCTACCACGAGACCAATGAGAAGGGGATGCTCCCGAGCGCCAAGCCCGACGAGATCATCGGGTGGCTGCGAGCCGAGATCAACGGAGAGGTGAGGTTCCACCCCATCCGCATGTTCGAGCTCGGTCACGGTGCGGGAGCGCCGACGGACATGGAGATCGACTGGGAGAAGACCAAGTTCGACCAGGGCACCCAGGAGCTCCTCGTGGAGTGGAGGAGCGAGGGCTCGATGCTCGGCCGCATGTTCAAGATATTCGAGGGCGGCTTCGCGTCGAACAAGTTCATGGCGCGCACGGACGCCATCGACGACATGGAGCTGCAGAACGGGGTCAAGATCGCCGGCTACATCGCACGGCAGTCCACCTCCGGCCGCCGGTTGCTCATGCGCCGCCAGCAGAAGATGTCGACGCTGATGTATATGGCGCGGCTCTCCCCGTACGGCTACAACTTCGCGGAGCGAGACGACACGTTCCCGAACGACCCGGAGATCAAGGAAGCCCTGCTCTCCGGTGAGATGGAGATCGGTGAATGGGACAAGATCCTGAAGGTCGGCGACATCCAGTTCTACCCGGAGGCCGGCGGTGAGCGCAACGCCTTCCTCAACGACATGTGCCGCAAGGCGGTGCGCTACAAGGTCAACCCGACCGTCGTGCTCGCCTCGCGTTACGGCGGCGAGGGCGGGACGCCATCGAACCTGTGGTTCAACTTCCAGGTCCTGTTCGGGCGCGGGCCCGGCTACCAGCGCAACCTCATGCAGTGGCTCAACTTCATGATGCCGACGCTGTGCCCGCCCGGCCTCGAGGATGGCAAGAAGCCGAACACGCTGTTCAACGCCAACCTCCAGGTCTACGTCCCTGCCAGCCACACGATGAAGACCTCGGTGCTGGGCAGGAAGCGCGGCGACACGGTCACCGTCGGAGAGTGGGTCGACCTGTACGGTGGGTTCCACTTCCTCGACGAGCACTACGACGGGCACTCGAACTCGGGGAGCACGGTCAAGTCCGACGGGATCCCCGGACTCAACACGCTCATGGCAGGCGGCAAGGAACTCTCGTCCAAGCAACTCAAGGCATACTTCGGCTGGGGCAACATCGGGCACGCGGGCAACTGGTCCGTGGCACCGTCCGGGATGATCTCTCCTGACCAAGAGCCGATCGACTAGGGACACGACATGGGCAGAACCAGAACAGGCAGGACCACCCCAGGTGCGGGTACTGGCGGGACCAGAGGCGACGTCCGTGGTGGACAGCCGAACGTCAACGCCCCCGACGTCGAAGTGCCGGACATAGCGCCGGACGCGAAGCCACAGGAGAACGTCAACAAGGACCTCGAGAAGAAGATCCCTGAGGTCAGGCCACCCGTCGTACCGAAGCCGGTAGCCAAGCCCGTCATCACACCTCAGAAGACGGTGCTCGATGAGCGGCTCGAAGCCGATCGGCAGCGCACGACGCAGAGCGCATCAGGGCTCGAGCGGCCTTTGTCGGAGAGGATCCCCGAGGTCAACGACCCGGCGAAGGCGCGCATATACTCTGGAACCTACGCGGCTCCGCACGCCGATACCGCCCGCGGTGCAGCGGCGGGGACGACCGTGGTCGAGTCCGAGAGCGGCCCGGTCACCATCGACGAGCAGGGCACCATCGTCGACTCCGACGAGGACTTCCTCGACACGCTGGTCGGGCGCGAGGGCAAGTGGACGGCCGAGGAGACTCAGCGCGTCATGTCCATGGAGCCCGAGGTCAAGGAGAAGTGGAAGGCCAAGCGGCTCAAGGAGGGCATGCCCAGCAAGCCTGCTGCTCCGAAGAAGCCTGCCGTCAAGGTCGAGCCCAAGGTGGCACCGACAAACAAGGCACCGGACACCTCTAGCGTGGATGAGCAGGCCGTCTCACCCGAGGTGGAGCAACAGTACGTCGAGGCGTTCGCTCTGCTGGACGCGATGCTCGCCGACCCCTCCATCATCGACAAGGCCATGAAGGACGCCTTCGAGCAGATCGGCTCACCGGCCGACCCGGTCAAGGTGCTCGTCTGGGCGTTCGGACGCTTCCTGGCTGACGAGCGCAGCGAGGGCTCGCTGCAGATCCTGAAGAACGCCATCAGGACCACCAAGCAGGTCTACGGTGATGCGCTCGCCACGAAGGTCGCCAACTCCGTGGTCAAACGTCTGCGCCCGGACTACGAGCCCGGAGCCCAGGCCGCCCCACAGGTGGCGCCTGAGCAGGCCGAGGAGGGGGCGGAAGCCCCTGTCGATGCTGCCGAGGAAGAGCAGATCATCCGCGACGAGAGCTACAAGGAGATCCCGCTTCCGTTCGATTTGGCCGCGATAGCCAACGTGGACCCGGACGCACAGCGTACTCCGGTGGCTCTGAACAGCGCCGGTAACGAGCGCGTCTTCACCTCGTGGCGCAGGAGCCTCGAGGCGGCGCTCGTCAACGCGAGCCCGAGCGAGGAGACCCATACCGCCAAGGGCAAGACGTCCAAGACCGGCAAGCCCCGCGGTGTGACGGCTGTCCGCATGGACGCCGAGGCGTTCGCCGATGCCAACCCCGAGCTCGCCCTGGAGATCCTCGAAGGGCGGGTCTACACGGCGCTCGACGCAGGCAAGATCAAGGTCGCGCAGGCACACCTCGCCGCGCTCAACGCATGGGTCGCTCACTACGAGGCAAAGCCCGACGTCGATGACGTCTTCTACGACGAGACCTGGGACAAGGCCAAGGAGCTTCCGAGGCGTCCTGCCGACATCGACATGGAAGCCGCGCGCGCCATGGGCCAGGGGTCCGGTTCGCGTGCAGCCATCGAGCGTGGACGCTCGCGGGTCAACTTCGCCGTACGCGATGCGACGAAGTTCCTCATCCAGCAGGGCTACGACGCCGTCGACGACCGTGTGTACTCGGCACGGTTGGCCCTCGGACTCGATGTCGATCCTGAGAGCGCGCCGGCCGTGCGCGCCGCCAGAGTCGAGGCCGAGGCCGAGAACCAGTTCGTCGACGACATCAACAACGCGCTCGAGAACGCCCAGTTCGAGATGGACATGGACGAGACCATCAGCGCGCTCCAGGTCGAGCTGGACACGGTGACCGACGCCGAGCGCAAGCAACTCGAGAACGACGTCGAGAAGATCCTCCAGATCAACGAGGAGCAGAAGAAGGCTCCGACCGTCCAGCGACCCAAGAGCGCGATCCGCCAGCGCATCGAAGAGACCAAGGCGTTCATCAAGCAGAACCTGTTCGACGGCCTGTTCCCGCTCACCGGCGACCAGATGGTCGAGGAGGACTACGACGAAGAGGACGAGAACGGCGAGATCGTCACCAAGACCAGGATGGTGCCCCGGCACTCCGACGAGGTCATGGCTGAGATCAACAAGACGCTGCACTTCTTCGGCATCAAGCCGGGGCGTGAGGCGACCAAGATGCTGTTCCGTGCCTTCCAGCTCTACCGCGGCTTCTCCATCGACCGCGACGGCAGGATGTTCAAGCAATCCAAGGAGAAGGTGAAGATCTCAGACGATGTCTTCATCCAGTTCCTCGGCGAGATCCGCAACAACGTGCGGATGTATAACAACCCCTTCGCCTACACGAACCCGCACTACAAGCTCGGTACGACCGAGTGTTACCCGATGCCGATCTCCAAGGCGCTTGCCGCCTGGTTCACCTCGGGCACGAGCGGCGAGCTCTCCATCTCAGCGGAAGACCTCATCACGCACAGCGTCAAGGAGTACAACGAGAAGGTCGAGCCGCGCCTCAAGAAGCTCGCATCGTTCGCCCAGCGCGAGGTGCTGTTCGACATGCGTGACGTCGTGGCCGACCAGCTCAAGCGTGACGACTTGCCCGGCCGCTCTCCTGACGAGCGCATGTCGGCCACCGAGATGCTCAACGCCGACTCGGAATACGCCAAGCTGTTCAATGACGAGGAGGCCCTCGTCGCTGCCATGGTCGAGCGGCAGGAGCGCCAGTTCCGCGCCATGACCCGCGTCGAGAAGCATAAGAAGCGCGCTGAGGTCAAAGACTCCGAGGACGCCGGGGAGAACGCCGACGAATACTGGTACGAGGTCGCGGCGCCCAACGCCCAGAGCGCGGCGCGCACCGTCGCCAACATCGGGCGCATCATGGGCGTCATCGGCAACCCGTTCATCGCGGCGACCGGTATCGCCGAGAAGACGACGGGCGTCATCTACCAGTCGGCAGGCACCTGGGCCTTGCGCCAGTTCATGGGCGGGGAGCAGCAGATCACGGAGAACGGCAAGCAGATAGTCGCCGAGGACCACAACCTCCACGCCGTCGAGGAGATGCTCAAGATCATCGCCTCGGAAGGCTTCGACGGCCTGATAGACCTGGCTTCCCGTGGTGTCCTGTTCGCCAAGGAGACCAAGATCAAGAACGAGAAGAAGCCGTTGGCCACCGCCAGGCAGAGGACGGGCCAGTGGGTCGAGGTCGCCATGGCCTGGTCGACGGGTGACGTGGTGTTCAAGAAGAAGACGGCTCGCATCCTGCTCGACCACCTCATCTACCAGTTCGAGCGCAGCGCGAAGCTCGACCCGGACGCCGTCACCTACACCGCGGTCGAGCTCGAGTCCATGCTGGAGAGCGACCCCAACGGGTTCTGGAGCATGGTCGCCACGACCTCGGAGGGCAGGCAGGCGCTCCTGTTCGCAGGCAACACGTCGCTGGCGGGCGTGGACCCGCTCACCAACCTGTTGCGGCTCGGTACGCGCAACTCGCTCGTCGACGCGTCGCTCGGATTCATCATCGGCTGGTATCTGAAGTTCGGCATGCGGTCGGCGATCAGGATGATCCCGTACTCGAACACCGCCATCTTTCTGGCGCAGCGCGGGCTCATCAACCCGGCGCTCAGCATCGGCGTGTCCGGTGACACGCTGGCCGATACCAACGAGTTCATGCTCGCGGGCAACGAGTCGTTCGCGCGAGGCATGGCGCAGAACATCATCGTCGACACCATGAGGTTCGGCACACAGGCGGCCACCTTCATGTTCTGCATGGGGCTCGTCACCCTGCTCGGTGGGGTCGCACCTCCCGACGACGACGACAAGCGCCACCTGTGGTTCGAGTGGAAGATCGGCGGCAAGGACGGCGTGGCGGTCAAGGAGGCGTGGTACTTCCAGGAGCTCCTCGGCTTCTCGATGCCACTCGTCATCGCCGTGCTGGCCGGCGCCCAGACAGGTGACACCGACGAGGCCATGTTCATCCTCACGAACGGCGTGTGGGAGAAGCTCGAGCAGAACCCGTGGACGAACGCGGCCGACCTGATCGACCTCACGAACAACTTCGACAGAGACCTCGTCGAAGCGCAGGCGCGCGCAGAGGGTTACGAGGGAGCCGACCCGACGGGCGAGCAGTACGCCTACTCGCAGATCATGATGTGGATGACGAGGCGGACCTATCAGACCTTCGAGCCCGCCATCCTGCGGCAAGCCTACAACGAGCACGGGCTGTTCACCGGAACGGCTGACCTGGCCCGATCGCCGAACATGGTCTTCACGGGTGACCCGAACGACCCGACCGACATGACGACGTGGATCGACTCGCAGAAGCGGCGCGCGAACAGGCCGTCGAGGGCGACCGCGCTCATCGCCAACATACTGGCCGGCTACTACTGGCAGAGCCACGACCCGTCGCAGCCGCCGCTCACCGGCTACATGCGCGACCAGATGCCGCTCGTGGAGAACGTCGACTCGACGAACCAGATGTGGATCGACGCGCTGTCGGTCAAAGACCCGGCAGGCGGGCCGAACATCCCGAGGGAGAAGTGGACGCCCGAGCAGGAGCAGCGCATCGTCAACGAGGTCAAGTCGCTCATCGCCCGGTTCCCGAACCCGGTGGACATGGCGGCCCAGGGCATCGTCATACCCTACGACGCACGAGCCGCCACCGTGGACGCGTTCAACAAGGAGTGGGGCGAGATCCGCTCCCGTCACTACAAGCGTGTCGCCGACGGTGACTTCGCCTCGCTGCCCGGCGGATGGCCCTCGGCCGCCGACAAGAAGCGCAAGAACAAGGCGTACGAGAACCACCTCAAGGAGCAGGCCAAGATCGACGCGAAGATCGACATCCTGTTCAGCGACGAGATCCCGTACTCGGCCCTGAAGTACAACCGCTGGGAGACGAACTACCGCACGATGTTCGTGTGGAAGGATGGTCCGAAGAAGGGCAAGCCTGCCCACCCGCTCGAGTACCGGATGCACTCCGAGGACGTCGAGATCATCAGGTACGCCTCGGGCGACCACAAGTCGAGCTTCTTCCCGTGGCTGACCGTGGACGACCAGGGCAAGGACACCTACGACGCGCAGACGCAGGTCGGCTGGCAGAACGCCAACACCGACATGGACTTCGTGCGCGAGTCCACGATGGACCGCACCATCGAGACCGGCGTCAACAAGGGCAAGAACGCCTGGGAGGTGCTCTCCGGCGAGGGCGGCGCCTACTCCAAGGCGATGCAGGGGGCGGGCATGGGCGCGCTCATGCCGATGCTGCTCACCGGCCAGCGCGCCTTGCTGCCCAAGCGCATGCCGTTCGACAAGCTCGATCGCAAGGACTTCCCGAAGCCCGAGGTGGAGAAGGCGGTCAAGCCTGACGACTCAGGCAAGACCGTGTGGCGTCGCGGCTGGGGCGGTGGCTGGGGGTCGAACGAGTACACGCCGGTCTTCTACTCGCACCCGGCGTACAGCCTCAACGCCGACAAGCCCGCCGGGCTGTACCGGAAGAACCCGAACTACACCAGGTTCGACTATCTTCGTCCGAGAGTTTCCACCAAGGGTAGCCGTGAAGCCTACCGCCGAGAGGACTTCTGATGGATAGGGAAATGAAGTGGAACATCGAGGCCGACTCCATCAAGGACACCGGCTACACCAAGTGGCTCGGTGACTACGAGGGAGCCAAGGCGCAGATGCGTCTGCGCACCCACCACCATGAGCTCTACGGCTACATCGCCAAGAACAAGAGCATCCATGAGGCGAGGGGCAAGCAGGGCAAGGTGTTCTCCGAAGGCTCGTCGCAGTACATCCTGCGCAAGGCCCTCGCCGATACCATCCAGCGGGTGCCCGACGGCGAGCTTCAGACGCAGTACGACAAGGGCTCGGTGGAGCACATCCTCACGCAGTACCTGTTCGAGAACAAGGTACTCAGCTCCGAGATCGAGGGCTGCGACATGCTCTCGAACCTCACTTCGACGTTCAAGTCCGGGTTCACCTACGCCTTCGCAGCGGTGAGGACCGGCTTCGAGAACGACCTCGACAACGATGCGCGCATCAGCTACACCGTCGAGAACTGGGCCGACATCTTCCCCAACCGGGACTGCAAGGACATCCGCCGCCCGCAGGTCCTGTGGTTCAGGTCGTACATGAGCAAGGCCGACGTGGAGGCGCTCATCACCGAAGAGGGCACCTTGCGTGACTCGTCCTACAACGCGGACGCGGTCAAGCATGTCTTGGACAACGACCTGTTCAAGGGCAAGCAGCCCGAGTCCGAGGCGCTCGCCGATCAGATGAAGGGCTCGAGCTCGCTCCAGTCCATCGAGCTGCTCACCAAGTACGTCCGTGGGGAGAGCGAGTTCGTCACCTATGTCCCCGAGCTCCAGGCCAAGTGGCGCACGGTCAAGAACTACGACCCGCGCAAGGGCATCCCGTGGCACTTCCTGGTCCTCGAGGTGGACTCCGACTTCCCGATCGGCATCAGCCAGTTCGAGTACCTGCTCGCCGATCAGCAGTTCCAAGACCTCTTCCAGACCTCGGCGTTCAAGAACCTGCTGCTCGCCATGGAGCCGCCCATCATGGTCGGTGGCTGGGAGACCAACCCGATGGCGTACCGCTTCGAGCCTCGCAAGATCTGGAGCCTGGGCAACAACCCGAATCAGACCAAGGTCGAGCCGGTCAAGATCGGCAACGAGGTGCTGACAGGGTTCCTGCCCACACGCGAAGGTGTGGCCGCCGGCATGCTGCGCCAGCTCAACGTGCTGGACGGCACGATCGCGCGCGACTCGGGCGTCCCCGGCTTCTCCGCCACTCCACAGGGGGTCGAAGCGCAGACCACGAGCAAGCAGATCAGCATCAACCAGTACCAGAAGCGCGTCGAATACTTCTTCTCCGAGTGGGCGAACGCGGCGTTGCGCACCTACATCAACTCGATGACCGGCGTCCACGAGCTCACCGTCGATGAAGCGACCCGTCGCCGCCTGTTCGACCTCGGTGACGAGGGCATGGAGCTGATCGTGGGCGACAAGGTCAAGGTGGACTTCGACAAGCTCTCGACCGACATGCTCCAGTTCAAGGTGCGCACCGGCTCGCTCGTGGAGAAGAAGGAGGAGCAGGAGCGCAAGGCCCTCCAGGAGACCGTGCAGCCGTTCGTGCAGAACCTCACCGGCTGGTCCGAGGAGAACAAGAAAGTCATCGAGAACGAGGTCCTGCTCCCCGCGGCCAAGCGGATGTTGGAGCTTTCCGATACCGACATCGGCCAGTCGACCGCCGAGAGCATCGGCAGCCACATGGCGAAGATGATGCTCGCGGAGATGCAAGGACAGATCGACGGGCTGGCAGCCCAGAACGAGATGCAGGGTGCGCAGATAGATGCCACCCAAAAGGCGCTGCCGCCTGAGTCTCAGGCACAACTGGCGCAGGAGCTCCCGCCAGTGTCCATGGAGGAAGGGGCTCCTGCCCCCGAGATTCCAACACCGGGTCTGGGTGCGGGAGGCGCTTCGCCGAGTAGACCTCCCGTACCCGAGCCCGGCCCTGTTCCCGCAGGTCAGGAAGTGATTTCACCCGCCGAACTTCTTGAGCTCTGAGTGCAGGTATACTGTGCTCGAGTTCTCGGCGGAGTACCAAGGCACGCTGTCTAGCAGTAGAGGAGAGTGAACGGAGATGGCCCAGCCCATTTCGCCGGAGATCTGGAACAAGGCGGCACTCACGGACAACCGCCTGCTTCCGGGCCGATATTCAGTCGGCATCTTCACAGGCAAAGGCGTGAACATCGCCAACAACCAGGAGGCGTACGCCTACGACGACATCCTGGTGTCCGACCGGATCTTCGACTACGACGACCGCCGGCTCAACAGCCTCGAGCCCCGCACCTACGCGGACGGCGGCCAGGTCAACGACGGCTGGGGCGCGAGCGCCTACGGTCCGTTCCAGACGGTCCGCTTCACTCGCCGCGTGTTCACCAGTGGCCAGCACAAGTCGATCGCCTGGCGCATCTTCGACGAGAAGCAGTACGGCGGCGCCATCGGCAGCTTCGGTGACGCGGCCACTTCGTCCGCCTACACCGGCGGCGAGGCGTACATGTCGACCGCGGCCACCATCCAGAAGGCCAAGGCCATCTGGGACAAGGAGATCCTCGGCCCGCACATCGACAAGTACAACTTCTTCGCGATCGCCAACGGCCACATCTCGGGCCGCTTCGTCCAGACCAACGCCGTGGCAGGCGCCATGTTCGAGGGCGACCCGGCACTCGGCACCTGGATCGCGAGCCCCGGTCCCTACGAGGGACTCAGCTACCCGCCCGAGTTCGCCCCGATCAAGGCGATCGAGTGGGACAGCTCCAACGTGCGTCCGCTGCTCAACGCCATCGACGTGGCATGGACGAACCTGTTCATCCCGGAGGACCAGCGTGTCATCCTGCTCGACAAGGCGTACAAGGACGACCTGCTCTCCAACCTGATCGGCATCCCCGGTTCGCTGCCCGGCAGCGACAGCGCGTACGCCGACCTCAAGGAAGGCCGCTTCGAGCGGTTCTACGGGTGGGACTTCGACTTCTCGATCCCGTCGCAGTATTTCCCCTACGTCTACCTGGACGAGAACAACAACGTCGTCCACACCAGCGACGGCAACGCGGCCTACGACGCGGTCATCAACTCGATCGCCGCTTCAGAGGGCACTCTGAAGCTCACGACCGAGCTGGCTGAGTCGCAGCGCATGCGCGCCACGAACTACATCGGCACCTACTGGGATGCCGCCAACAACACCTGGGTCACCCAGGTCACCAACTACCCGGGCAACGGCAATCCCGCCAACGTCGGTGCCAACTGGGACACCGAGGGCGCGTCCGTGGACTCCAGCCCCGACTTCTCCGTCGGTCCGGTGGCCACCACGCACCTCAACACCTTCCCGTTCCAGGGCTATCCCGGCCAGGGCCTCGAGTCCCCGACCGGCCCGCAGGGCGCGATCACCAAGGTCCGCGTCATGGGCATGGCGGTCTACCGCCCGGCCGCACAGCTCGGCCAGGAGTACGGAGCGATGGAGACGGACCGCGGCAAGACGCGCGGCAAGTTCACCGAGCTCGTCTTCGACGTCAAGCACGACGCGTGGGTCATCCCGCAGTATGCTCACGGCATCCTGCTCCTGATCGACCGCGTGGCCGACGTCGGAGTCCCGACCGTCAAGGTCGAGATCATCTCCTAGCAAGCCCGCTTCCGACGGTCCTAGTGGTGGGGGCGGCTCCAATCGGGGCCGCCCCTTCTCGGTGAAGGAGCATCCGTGCTGAACCGTCCCGCCGATATATGGGATGTCACCTGGGGCATCCTCACCGGAGAGCTCTATACTCGCCGACACGAGTGGATCACACCACGCGTCGTCAGCCCGGCACTCGATGTCGGGTGCGGACAGGGCTACCAAGGGACGCTCATCGCGCTCGAAGGCCACGACATCAGGGGCATGGACCTGCACCCTGGGCTGGTGGCGCTGTCGAGCAGGATGGCCGAGGCCAACGGTGTGACCTTCCCCGTGTCGGTCGGCAACGTCTACCAGATCGACTATCCCGACACCTCCTTCGAGACCATCGTCTGCACCGAGGTGTTGGAGCACCTCGACGACCCAGGGTGGGCACTGAAGGAGATGGCCCGCGTCGGCAAGCGCCTGTTGCTCTCGACACCGGGATTCGGTGCGATGCGCATACCGGGCCACATCCAGGACTTCACCGAGGAGGACCTCGCAGAGCTGGTCTCCGTCGACTGGGTCATCGTCGAGCATGTCCAGGATCACCCCTGGCAGTACGTCGAGGCGGTGCGCAAGTGAAGCTGCTGCACATGCGCCCCTACGGTTTCGACGTCGGCTCCGTCTACAAGTACGGAGAGATGTTCTCCCGCGTGACCACGGTCAAGGACGCCATCCTGCCCTCGATCAACGCTCCGGTCGAAGATGTGAAGCGCATCCTCGAGAAGGAGAAGCCTGACGCTGTGATCATGCGCGGCGACCGCTGGCCCATGTGGCAGGCGGCAGCCGACCTCGGCGTCCCCTACATCCTCGATGCACACGACATGCACAACCTGCGTGTCCCGGCGACCGAGGCCGCGAAGTTCAACGAGCGCGGACAGATCGAATCGGCGGCAGCCATCATCTTCACGTCTCCCGACCATCAGGAGTACGCGAACATCAACTACAAGGTGCCGCCGTCGCGCGTGGTGCATCTGCGCCCCACCGCCGCCGCGCTCGACTTCGAGCCGATGCGCAAGCTCAAGGGCAAGCACATCGTCTACGCAGGCGGTGTCACCGAGCTCGCGGCGCGTGACAACATCTACGGATACCGTTCCTACGGGGTGTCCATCTTCCCTGCGCTCATCGAGGCCGGGTGGACGGTCCACGTCTACCCGTGCTACTTCGCCCGCGACGAGGTCAAGAAGGAGTACGCCAGCCTGGGCTGCGTCATCCACGACGAGGTGCCCGAGTACGAGCTGCCTCGCGTCCTGTCGCAGTACACCGTGGGGTATCAGGGCTACGCGAACGACGACTGCCCTCCGGTCGCCTTCAACTACTGCATGACCTGCCGCCCGAACAAGCTGTGGACGTACCTGTCGGCGGGTATCCCGACCGTCGGGTTCCAAGGCGGCAACGGGATGCGGCTCTACGACGGGTCGTGGGGCGTGGTCACGCACTCGCTGGACGAACTCGGCGCCGCTGCCGACGAGGCAGCATCCATGAAGATCACCGACGACCTGCGGCGCTCGCAGGTGATAGACGGTGACGAGCCGCTCTTCCGCGAGCTCGTGGCGATCACCGAGGACTCCATAGCCCGCGAGCACGAGCTCAAGAAGCTCAGGCCGCTGACGTACCCGGTGCAGTTGTCGGTGAACTTCGGAACGCACAAGGTCGCCGGCAGGGTGTATCGCCCCGGCGACAGGGTCACCAAGGAAGAGGCCATCTTCCTCAAGGCGGCCGGTCTGCTCAACGATGTACGGATCCCGTCCGATGGTAAAATGTCGCGACGGGCGAGG